ATTAAAAAGACACGGGTTTGGAGATAATGTAAAGCCGTGGACACGAGGTGTTGATAGAGAACTATTCAAACCTGCCGAGAGGCCAACTCGTTCTGCAATGCCTGTACTACTCAATGTCGGCCGTGTTAGTACTGAAAAGAATCTTAAAAAATTTTATGAGCTTGAAGTTCCCGGCACAAAGATACAAGTAGGTGATGGACCTAAACTTGAAGAATACAAAAAGGAATATCCAGATGTTATGTTTGTAGGCGCAAAGCGAGGACAGGAACTTGCGGATTATTACCAACAGGCAGATGTGTTTGTGTTTCCTAGTTGCTGGGACACCTTTGGATTGGTAATGATAGAAGCTATGGCTTGTGGTACTCCTGTTGCTGCCTATCCAGTACAAGGGCCTTTAGATGTAATTGAACAAGGAGTCACAGGCATTATGGATAAAAATCTTAACATTTCTGTAACAAACGCTCTTGACTTAGATAGAAAAAAAGTGTACAATGAAAGTATGTTATGGTCTTGGGAACGAGCCTGGGAAATATTTAGAGAAAGTTTAGTGAAAGCATGACCAAGTTTTTGTTAACACCATTTGTTGCATTTTTCCTTATGTTAGTTTGGGCAGCAACAATCGGTGAACAAGTATCTTACTTTACACCAGGTAAAAATATGTTTGACGAGTATCTAATAATTTGTCAAATATGGTTTTTTGGATGTGTCTTTAAAAGTTTAAAGAACGGCGTAACCAAGAAAGAGAAAAGTGGTTGACTTATATTACAAAAATATGTTATAATAAGTTAAATATTGTATAACCTCAACACAGGAAGGATAGCTTTTTGAAAATGAAAATAATCGCAGGGAATAGCAATCGATCCCTAGCTAAAGGAATTGCAGAACACTGTTTTGCTGGCTTAGTTCCAGCTGAAATTACAACATTTGCAGACGGAGAAACCAGCGTAGAATTTAAAGAAAACGTTAGGGGTGAAGACGTTTTTATAGTGCAAAGCACTGCTACCCCGGTCAACGACAGTTTAATGGAATTACTTATTATGATAGATGCCGCAAGGCGTTCAAGCACTAAACGTATAACCGCAGTGATTCCTTACTTTGGTTATGCAAGACAAGATCGTAAGAGTGCAAGTCGCACACCTATCACAGCTAAACTTGTTGCAAACTTATTGGTGACAGCAGGCGCAGACAGAATACTTACAATGGATCTACACGCAGGACAGATACAAGGCTTCTTTGACATCCCAGTGGATGATTTAACAAGCCGTGTAGTATTTGCTAAAGACATTAGACGTTCAATTGGTATCATAGATGATCCAGAAGTAGAGCAACAAGGTACAGTATTTGTATCTCCAGATGCAGGTGGAGCAGTACGTGCTAGAAAGTTTGCAGATATGTTTCACGGAGACATTGCTATTGTTGACAAGCGTAGACCAGAAGCAGGCAAGTCAGAAGTAATGGCACTGATTGGTGATGTCAAAGGCAAACATGCTATCCTTGTAGACGACATCATTGATAGTGGTGGTACATTATGTCATGCGGCCAAAGCAATTATGGACGCAGGTGCAGTCAGTGTTAGAGCATACATTACTCATGGTGTACTGTCAGAGGACGCATGTCAAAAGGTTGAGAAGTCAGTGCTAGATGAATTAGTAGTTACTGATTCAATTGCCAATCGTTGTCCTAAGAACTGTAAGAAAACAAGACAGGTTAGTGTTGCTACTCTGTTAGGTGAAGCCATACGTAGAGTATCAAATGAAGAAAGTGTGAGTAGCTTATTTGGATAAGGAGGTCCATAATATGAAAAATAATATTACTAAAGATAAAGAAAAGTTAGTTGAAAGTCAACCAATGCAACAACAGAAGTTACCCTCAGATGAGGAGCAACAGAAACGTAAAGAACAAGCTCAAGACCCAAGGCATAATCAAGAGTAATGATAGAACTAGCTAAATTAGATAACGGTGAGTTTGTGTACGGCACCTACGAAGAAGTAGAAGCTTATGCAGACAAGGGAGAGACATGTGTTGAGAGATATCTTGACCATGTCAACCCTTCAACCGTTTACAACAAATTCAAATGGGTTGGTACAGGATTGTCCGATCCATTTGCTGTTTCTGTTCCGTATGATTACGATAAACAGAAAGCCAAAGGCACCTTTAATACTAGGGGTGTAAACTTAGACAAATTTTAGGAGTGATCTAAGTTGCCAATGTGTTTAATATAATCACCTATGTTATGGTCTGAAAAATTATCAATCTTACCCTGTTTTAATCCCATCCAAATACCACGCCAACGATCTTTAAAGCGTTGCCAACCAGTATGAGTGCGTAGTTTACCATATGCGTTCAAATAATGTTCTGTGCCATGATGTCTAAAACCCATAAGTAATAAAGGAACCCTGCACACTATATCATTATTGTTTACCCATCTATGATGTTCTACATTAATAGTATTACAATAACCACTCCAACCAACTCTAGGTGAACCATACGTATAAAGTTCAACAGGGTTACCAAGTTCTTTTTGATACCAACATCTACTTGCCATAACAGTTGCCATTGCGGCCCCTAAGCTATGTCCACAAAACCATAAGTTTTTATCTTGATTTACTTTTCTAGTAATGTCTTCTAACACCATTGGCCATAACGTATCTACTTCGTCTTTGAATCCTTTATGCACACGTGATACAGTTTCGCTTATAACGGGGAGAGCATTTGCATCAGCCTTTATGTCATTGTACTCTGTTGGTTGTGTTCCTCTACAAGAAATTACAAGATCATTCTTACTCATAAATCTATAAGATTGTGCTCCAATCTTATTATAAAACTCTGTTGTTGTAAAACCTAATTCTTTTGCCGCTATTCTTGCATCTTCCTCACCTAAATATGCTATTTGAGAAAGTTTTGCAAAAAGCAACGAACGTTCTTTAAACGTTAATTTTTTAATATCTGTTGCCATATTGCCCTCCGTTGTCAATATTTATCAACTTAAACACTAAATACAGTAAGTACAAAGGGACGAATATGAAAAAACGCACTAGAAGTATACTTGACGAGCTTAATAATATACACAGTAGCCAAGATAACGATTATCTTATAAGCACCACTGCGAATAACATAATAGAAAGTTCAATTAATTTATTAAATCGTATTGCTAGTGAATATGATGCAGACACAGCAGGTGAATTAGAAAGACGTTTTATTAATAGTATCAAAGCAGGTGATGCTCGTAAATTTAAACGTGGCATTGATAAAATAATTGAGAGCAAAAAAAATGATTCTAAATGAAGGCGGAGCAATGCCGGGCGTCGGCCCTATTCATATTGATGAGATTGATCCAACACTTTCAGCATTAGAAAAGAAATTAGGCATTGACTTAAGAAGCAATGTCCTTGGTAGTGTAGGTAAAAAAGAATTTAGTGGCGACATTGATGTTGCCGTGCAAGTCAGTACAGATCAAATACCAGAGTTGGTTAAAAAGTTAGAAGCAATGCCAGAAGTTCTTGACATTGCTAAAAGTTCTGTTATAATGACAAGTGTTAATATTGTTGGTTACGATGCTAATAAGAAAAGCCCAGACCCAAGTAAGCCTAGAACAGGTAAAGTACAAGTAGATTTTATGCCAGGAGATCCTGGTTGGATGAAAACATACTATCACGCACCAAGTGAGAAAGAATCAAAGTATAAAGGTGTATTCCGTAACGTAATGATAGCAACAATAGCTTCGATACTAGATCGTAAAGATAGTACAGATACTATCGATGACGGTCGTCCAACTGAAAGCGAACGTTGGATGTGGTCACCAACAGATGGACTAGTGCGTATAAAACGTACACCAGTGCCAAAGAAGAATGGCGAAGGATATACTAAAAAGAATCAAAATGTAATGATAGATGGACCATACAAAAATCCAAATGATATTGCAAAGAAATTAAAACTAGATGATGCAAAAGATTTAAACAGTTATGAAAGTCTAAAAGCCGCAATGGAAAAAAACTATCCACCTAAATTAGTACAGTCTATACTAGATAACTTTTCTGAAAGCGGAATAGTTAAAGACATTGGTGTGCCAGACGATTTAAAAACTGAAACACTTGCAGATAAGAATTACAATAGAGTAGTCGCACTAAGTAAAAGGCTTTCAGTATGAGATACAACGACTTTAAGACTAGTGGAAAAACTGCAATCGCACTTAACGAAGCAGAAGCACGTATTCAACATGCTGAAGATGTAGTATTTTGGGAAGGTAGTGCAGGAGCAGTTCGTGCTTTAGAGAGTTTACGTAAACTTGAAAAAGGAGGACACAATGATGTCACTATCAAATGGGACGGATCTCCCGCAATCATTTTTGGCCGCAATGAGGATGGAAAATTTATACTTACCGATAAGTCTGGATTTGGCGCAAAAGGATATGATGGTAAAAGCAAGTCCGCAAAAGATTTGGAAGCAATGCTACTCAACAGAAAAACCAGTAAAGGATTAGAAGTACCTGATAGCTACACAGCATTTGCATCAAACATGCGACAAATATTTGATGAATACCAATCAGCGTTACCAGAAAGATTTAGAGGTTACTTTAAAGGTGACTTACTATATTTTAATAAACCTGCATTAGAAGGAGATGACTATGTGTTTACCCCGAATATTGTTACCTACAGAGTAGATAAAGATAGTGATATAGGTAACAAGATTGGAAGATCAACTAGTGCAGTTGTTATACATAGGTATATGGGTCAAGACGGAATTGAAAAAGGTCTACAAGGTATGAACATTAACAATATTATACAAGGCGATAAAGTTTTAGTTGTTCCTCCTGTTGTTGTGCAACGTGCTCCTGAAGTAAGTGATACAGATGTTGATACATTAAAAACAGATATAAGCAAATATGCAGTTAATATTGACACATTGTTAAATACTCAAACACTAGCTAATCTTAAAATGGTAGACATGCCAAAGATTTTTTATGCTTATTTAAATAGTAAAGTTGATACTGGACTAACAGCACTTGGTGAAGACTTTATGGGTTGGTTAAACAGCAATACAAAAATTAGTGATGTGAAAAAGAAAAGAATGTCAGAACACATTACACAAAATATTAAAGGCTTTAGAGCTATGTGGCAAGTTGTTAGTAATATAATGAATATTAAAAATAAAATTATTAATCAATTTGATTCACATGATGCAGATATTAAGGCAAACATCGGCGACACATATAAAGGCGGCGAAGGTTACGTACTACAACACCCAGGTGGTGATATTAAACTAGTAAATAGAGCAGGCTTCACAGCCGCTAACAGAAGTATAAGGAGAGACTAATGACACAAATAAAAGAGTTCAAACAATTTGAACAAGAAATGCATAAGATCACTGAAGCATATGATGACTTCGGATTAAGTAAACACGGAATAGAACTTGATAGAGATGACGATGGCGATGGTAAAGAATTCAAAGCTAAAAGAATGTTTGATCAATTAGGTAAAGTAATTGACAGCAGAAGTAATCCAAACCCTATTGGTACAGTAACAACAGACGACGGCGACGAAGTACAAGTTACTCCAACGATTGCACATATGATAAGAGGATTAGAAATCCGTACAACGCAACAAGGTGGAGCAAAAGAAAAGTTTATGCGTATGATTCAAACTACAAATGGATTAAAGAAAGTTATTGATTTGGTGAAGAGTAAAGCGTAATGGATTTTATTAAAGAAATACATGAAGCTAGAATGACTCGCAACTCAAGCGATCAAAGGTCATTGACCTACACAGATTGCTGTGAAAGATTATATCTTAGTCTTTTAATTTTAGAGTTATTGCGTAAATTTCCAGGCTATGCCGCACGTTCTAAAATGTATGCAAAAGACTGTTCAAGATATGACTCATACAAGCATTTTAGGATGAACGGTACAGATTTGTACAACTTCATTTATTTCGTAACTGGCGATGATGCCGCAATGGATAAGTTAAAAGATCCAGGCGCTGCCAAAGCCTTAAGGAAACGTACAACACTTCCTTTAATGAATCTAAACAGATACTTAACCCAACTAGGTAACGGACAAGAAGCAAGTAAACCTGCAGAAATTTTTATAAAACTAGAATCAGCTCTCCATATTGTTAATACAGATTATAGAAGTATACGTAGATACATTACTAACTTTAAGTCTATTAGTACTATTAATAAAAAAATAGCAGTAACTAAATTACTATTAGCCGCAAGAGCAAAATTACGTAACAGTGATTTAATTGACGACCTTGCAAAACTATCAACTGATAGAGACTTAGAAACTAACCTAGTAAAAGACAACGAACCAAAAGTAAGCATGCCTGACATTAGTGTAACAGGCAGAGACTTAGCATACTACAAATATATTGTAGGCACAGAAAATTTGATTATGGCAAAACGTTTTATAGATATGGCAAGAGCAAATAAAAGTATACCTAGTACAGCAGTAAGAGGTTATATGCCTGCCATTACAATGATTGACGATATAGTAAAAGCCGGTCCTGCATACATTAATTTACTAAGAAGTATACATAATCGAGCCAAAAATAGCCTAAATAAGTAGGTTTTCCAATATTCAGCTAAATAAAAGTAACAAGAGTCACGGAGCGTGGCTATTGTCCATTAAGAGAAATAGGAGAAAAAAATGGCAACATTAACAAAAACTAATCCAGTAGTAGCGAACGCTATTGGTGAAATCCGTAACATCGGTAAAGAAATCACAATGGTCGCAGTCGATTGGGACGTTGATGCAGATGCATCAAGAATCGCAATGGAAGCAGTACACAACACAATCATGCAAAGAGCAACTATCTTAGCAGCAGGTGCAGTGTATGACACAGGAACAAAGCAAGACTTTATTCTTGAAGGTGACTTTCCTGGTTCAGACTATGTATCAGAAGACGGTACAGTAACAGGTACATTTGCACAGGCTTTAGTTGAAGATATCATCAACTTAGGTACAGTTGACTCAATTAACTTTGCATCAGGTACAGTAGCGGCTACTGTTAAAACAACTTTAAAATTTGCTTAATAGCTAATTTACAAGTAATACTAAAAAGGCTCACTTTTATTAGTGGGCCTTTTTTTATGACTTAAATATACACATGGATGTAACTGTACTCACACTAATTGATATTACACAAACAAATGCCCGTAGAGGTTTTGGCGATAAATTAGAACAAAACCAACAACAGAATTTTAACACATTTCAACAAGTATCAAGTCTGCGTTTAAATCCATACAACTTCACATCTAGTTTTGAGGCTATTTCTATAGATAATTTAGGGTTTGGTGATAAATATAAAGGTAAGCAAAAAGTATGGAAGTTTACATTTAATCATGATGTCGCATATGGTTTAGATGAACAGATGCTACAAGAAGATTTTGAACTTATACCAATTATATCAGATTTAAATGAGACAATTGACATAAATAAGAGTGTAATAAGAACAACTGATCCATACGAGAAGAACATTTTATTTACAATAGGCGACCAAATAGATATACACAAGGCAACCGAGCAGGCAATACCCAAACAAGATAATAAGGCTAACTGAGAGTTTACTTAAATAATTTCCTTGAGCAGGAAAGTTTGGAGAATACAATGGCAAAAGCCACTGACCTTGAAAAAGAAAACCTAGAAGCACACGTCGATTTGTGCCAACAGCGTTATGAAAACCTTGAGTCGCGTCTAACAGCAGTTGAGAAAAAGCTAGAGCATGTGCATCAAGATGTCCAAAACGGCAACAAGAGCATGATCAAAGTCATTATAGGTGCAACCGGTACAATAGTTGCAGGACTTTTAAGCACAATAGTAGTGCTACTCATTTCATTAAACTAACCCCCCAATTTATATAAATACTTGCATGTTACTAAGAGAGTTTACACATCGTACGACTGAAGCTGAGCAAGAAATGTGTCCTAAAGCATGTTGTGGCTTGCCAGTGACGGAATGTTCATGTGGTCCGGACTGTCCACACTGTGATTGTTACGAAAAAAATAAAGATGTTAATGAAAAAATGACATGGGCAAGAACAGGTAAGAAGATAGTACGTAAGTTTAGATGCGTTGGCGGACGCAGGCATGGAAGAATTGTTGCAAAAGTTGCACAATGTTATGCAGCCCCAGATCCAAAGAAACGTGCAAGACTAAAAATTATGAAAGCAAGGTTAGGTGCAAGACTAGCTAAAAAAACTAAGCGAACAAAGAGAACTAATCCAGCTTCAATAAGATTAAAGCAGTTAAACAAAAGGCGTTAGTATGTTAGTTACTGAAGTAATATCATTAGACGAAGCTACAAACGTTTGGAGTAGAGCAGGCGGTAAACAAACACGAAAGTTTAGATGCACTAGTGGTCCCCGCAAAGGCAGAGTAATGTCAACACCAGCGTCTTGTAATAAGCCAATGGACATATCTAAAAGTGCAAAGCTAAAGCAAACAAAACTTAAGAAGCCTGGCCAAATTAAATTTAAGACCGGACGAACAAGACGTACTAATCCAGCAAGTGTTAGGTTAACGTCATTAAACAAACCAAAAACTCCTAAGACACGAGGAAGGAGAATAAGATGAAAATAAATGAAATTATGAGCCCAAAGATCAGTAAGGTTATGGGTAACAATGTTGAGATAGATCAAGGGGACGGTACTAAACTAACAGTGGACATAAAAAAGAAGCCGTTAGTAAAGGATCCAAAGACAGGCAAAGTTAAGATGCCTACTAAAACAGTACCAGGGCAAAAGCCCGAAGGTGGCATTAAAGCCGGTGACGAAGTAGAAATGAGCTAACATGAAAGTAAGTGAGCTATTAGAAAAATTTATAGTTTTCACCTCAAATGAGGAACAAGCTCTCTACGAAAAATTACCCGCACACGCAACCCCATATAATAGTTACAGTGAACGAGAACAAGTCGTATTAGAAAATCTAATAAGGAAGAGTTTGGTAAGTAAAATTAGTACTAAAAATATGGTAATGGTTGCGAAAAATGAATGAACTAGCAAATAAACTAGAACAAATAATTGATGAAAATTTAGATAAAATACACATTCCTTATAAAAAAGGAAATAGTATTCGTATCAAAAACTATGTGATACGCAAGAAGAATGAGAATCAATACAAAATCTTTAATTGTAAAACAGGAAAACCTGTACATGAAACATTTTGTCAACCAAGTGCTATTGCATGGGTAAACGCTACATTAGACGGCTCTGGTGTACATGATGTAGTTCGTTTAGATAAACTTATACAAAAACACTACATAGATTGTATTTTTTATCGAAATACACTAAGAACAGCTACTGATGCTACTAGAAAAATGAGTGCTGAAATAAGATTTGATATAAGTAGAAGTAAAGCTCTACAAGCAAGACATAGTCTGAACGACTATATCTTTTATAAAAAAAGCTAAATAAACATATAACGTTTTGAAGGAATAGTTACAATGAACATAAGTGAAATCAGAGCACCAATAACTTCAAAGGCAATCAACGAGAGCCTTGCTAAAAAGTTTGGCGTAAAAATTAATGTAGATAAATTTACAGTAGAGCAATTAGAAGATGCTCGAAATAAAATAAGAACAAAGATGTCTCAGTTTGAGACCAACGAAAGTTTTGATCAAGTTCATAGCAACGACGAGTACCAAAAAAATAAACTATTCCTTGATGTACTTAACCAAGCTATTTCAGAACGTGATGTCGTAAATGACGAAGACCAAGTTGATGAAACTCCTAATCCTAAAAAGAAAATTAAAGAAGGTGAAGAAGACAAGGCCGAAATTATTATGGCCGCAAAAGACATGGTAGATAAAATTACAGGCTGGATGGAAGACACAGCAGAAATGCAGGCAGAATCAATGCTAGAATTAGGCGATGCAGTAAGAGATGAATTAGGCAATGCTGAGTCAGAACAATATATTTCAAGTGTAAAACCAACTCTAGAAGCTCTATATGATCAACTAGAGATAACCAGAGGCGTACTATCCAATGGTGTAGCCATGTTGACAGGCGAACAGCAATCTACAATGGGTACCGGCGAAGAAGAAGCTCCAATGGAGCCAATGGATGCAGAAGCCGACCTAGAACCAACAGTAGATCAAGAAGATGACTTTGCAGCAGCTGAACCAGCCGCAGGCGGAGAAGAAGAAGCAGGCCGCGAAAAACGCGAATCAGTAAACCGTAGCAGAAAATTAGGACTTTTGTTAAGCGGAAAAAAAAAGACTTAACTGAAGCTGAAGCTACAGCACCAAAACTAGCACAAGTTTTAAGAACAGTAATAGGCAGTGCCGATCAACAAAGTCGCACTGTCTTTTTACATTTTAACAAGCCAAACAAACAAGACATTGTTGCCGGCGCTCTCAATTTAGACTTAAACAAAATGATGCAAAACGTAGGCGGAGAAGCATTTGACTACGGTACATTCAAAGCCGCATACGATACTGATGAAAGAGTTAAGTCAATGGTACAAAACTTTAGTAACAAAGGTATTGAACCTAAAACAAAACAAAATATCAAAGACAAAGAAGTATCAAAACCAGCAGGATCAGATACAGTTGGTGCTATGGCCAAACGTGCAACAGACCTAGGCGATGATATTGGTGAAGGATTGAAAAGTCCACACAAAAAAGGTTCAAGAAAATATAAGAAACAGTTAGCGGCTAAACATGCGGCAATGGCCGCTAGGTAGGATCTAAAATGAAAGAGTATATTGATATAATTAGAGAAGCTGAAGAAGACGAGCAAATGAAAGATGATATGCTTGAATTTATAATGCGTAAGCTAGATGTATTAGAACGAGAAATAAGACAAGCACCTAGCAATTCAGCTGAAGATCAAAAAGATAAAAAGTTTTTGGTTGATATGTTTAGATTCTTTAGACAAAAAATGAAACAACAACGAGAGAAAAATCCACCTAAGGATAAATTAGATACTGATATTCCATCGGATATTCCATCCTAATCAGAACTTGACATCCTTACATTTATAGTGTATAATTAAAAGTATGAACGATTACAAGCAAAAACAAGCTGAAATTACTGACCTTAATTGGGACGGCAACATTGAAGATAATCCTGACTTAGAAGTCATAACAAAAGTTAAAGAAATACTTAAACAATCTGTACAACCGCAAGTTGCTATGCACGGCGGCCATATAGAATTTATTGAATATAAAAATGGTATACTAAAACTTATGTTACAAGGTGCATGTTCAGGTTGTGCTGGTAGTACTATTACACTTAAAATGGGAGTAGAAAACTTGATAAAACATTATGTACCCGAGGTCAAAGAAATTATTGCTATTGATGATCCTAACAGCACTGTAGATCCTTTCTATAATCAATCTACAGACTTTGGCGTTTGGGGACAAGATGACCCTAATACTTAATAAGTACGACTATCAGCCATTAAACAGAAAACAAATAGACGGTAAAAGAAAGTACATGACGCCTGATGGAGGCGCTGTTGCTAGTGTTACTACTATACTTGATGCTACTAGCGATAAGTCAGGACTTATTGCATGGCGTAAGCGAGTAGGCGAACATCGGGCTAACGAAATCACTACAGAAGCGGCTGGTGTTGGTACACGTATGCACAAGTACTTAGAAGACTATGTAGAGTTTGGTGAATGGCCTACTCCAGGTAGCAATCCATTTGCTAAGAAAGCTCATGCAATGGCTACACAAGTACGTGATCATGCAATGGTTGATGTAGACGAAATATGGGGCAGTGAAGTTGCACTATATGTTCCACAGATGTATGCTGGTACTACTGACTTAGTTGGCAAGTACAAAGGCAATCCGTGCATTATGGACTTTAAACAAACTAATAAGCCTAAGAAGCTAGAATATGTACAAAACTACTTCTTACAGCTAGTAGCATACGCAGAAGCACACAACGAAATCTACGGCACTAACATACGTGAAGGACATATCTTTATGTGTAGCCGCGGAGATGACGGTATGGAGCTCGGAGGCGAAACTTATCAACAGTTTGATGTATGGCCGCATGAGTATGACGAGTGGCGTAACGAATGGTACAACAGAGTCTACACATATTACGAGAAGTTCGCATAAATACAATAATAAATGCGTAGGAGAATATAGTGGCTGTAGTACAAATATCAAGAATACAAGTAAGACGTGGACAAAAGAACGCCGGCTCAGGATTACCGCAATTATCTAGCGGTGAATTAGGCTGGGCGATTGATACGCGAGAACTTTACATTGGTAACGGAGCAGTAAGCGAAGGATCGCCAGCAGTAGGTAATTCAAAAGTGTTAACAGAACATGACGACCTTTTTACTCTTGCAGGCCAGTATAGCTATAGAAAAAACGATGCATACATTGTAACAGGTGTAACATCAGGATCTCCTACAACAAGAACACTACAAGATAGATTAGATGACGTAGTAAGTGCAAGAAGTTTTGGACTTACAGGACAAAGTAGCCAAGACGCTACTGTAAAACTACAACAAGCAATTGATCAACTTTACTTAAATGATGCAACTAAAGGCGGCGTAGGTTCAGATGTTACTGTACATAGTAATGCTCCTATCTTAAACTTAGAGCCAGGGGAATACACTATTACAGATACAATTTATATACCCCCATTTGCACATATTAAAGGTGCAGGTAAAGGTAGAACAATAATAAACAGTACAGCTTCTAATAAGCCTTTATTTCAAACTGTAAATAGTTCTAGCACACCAATATTAAAAGCATCAGATAGTACTAGTACATTTAATAATCAAGCAAGAAACATTTCTATTGAAGGATTAACACTTAGCACAGTAAACAATAATAAAGCATTGGTATTACAAAGTTGTCGTGATAGTGATTTTAGAGACATAGAAATTAAAGGACCTTGGACTATAGGTAATAGCATTGATGCTGACAGTGTTTCGTCGTCAGCTAGTAATGATGTAGCAGTACTTTTAAATAGCCTTAGTGGTGCAGTTGAAAGTTCAAAAAATAATTTTTATAATTTAACTATACAAGGCTTTGCTTATGGTATACTTTCAAACTATGATATTAACGATAACATAATTGATGCGTGTACATTTGATACATGCGGATATGGAGTTGCATTTGGTTTAGATATGACTCTTGGAGCACCTGCACTAGGACAGTCAACAGGACCACATAACTGTATTATTTCTAATAATAAATTTACAAATATTGAAAGACAAGGTATTATTGTAGAAAATGGTACGTTCAACAAGAGCGAAAACAATAGATTTAGTTTAGTAGGTAACCAAGGCGGTTCAGAAGGACAGCCAGTATACAGTATTATAAAATACGAAAAGAGCGGGAATGAGTCAGTAGGCGACCATTTCACAAGAACAGCTGCTCTTTCTTATAACCAAGCCTATATTAATTCAGTTCCTTACATTCCAGAAGTCCAAGGACCATCTGTGTTTGATTGGGGATTTGAACAAAAAATTAGTATTACGTCAGGGTCTGCTTTAACTATATTTAGACTTCCTGGTGTTATTAATCAGAGCTTTGAGATAGACTACTTAATGGTCAGTAATAGCTACGAACTTACTAGATCAGGTAAAGCGATTGTCAATGTTGACTCACGTGGATTGAAAGTTGAGTTTTCGGACGAATTTTCTTTTACAGGAGACGATTTATATCTTGACAAAATTATATTAGATGCTACAATAAGTGATGCTAATGGAGATGCAACTAATGATACAATCGTGATACGAAGTACAAGTACAATGCCAGGTGATGATAACACTGAAATGAAGTTTAAAGTTAGAGTAAAACAAACTGACATTTAATGCAAGGTAAAGATTACGAGTCACGATTAGCCGAATGGAGTTCTTTTAGAGATACTCTTGAAAGCTCAACAAATCCGTTTCAGGATTTAATTCATTTTTATATGCACGTTCCGTTAGTAAGCATACATACGGATCCTTGGAATCAAAAGATTTGGCCGGATCCGTGGGAATTAATTTTGGAGAATCAATACTGTTCGTTTTGTAAAATACTAGGATACTATTACACATTGGCATTAACTGAAAGGTTTTTAGATAGTCAATTTGAGATACATATTTCTATAGACCACGAACAATCGGAGACTTATTATATGTTAAAAGTAGATGACACAGTACTAGGATATAAGAACACTCCGTTACTATACGACAATTGGCCTTCATCGCTTGTTTCACAGAAGAGTTACACGATGACGGGTCTCCAATAAATACACACAAATAATAGGAAAAGGAAATGTATATGTCAAACGGGATTAATATTAGTATCGTCAAACGTGACGGTGCAAAAGAGCCACTCAACATTGATAAAATACACAAGGTAGTTGAGTTTGCTTGTGAAGATTTAACTGGTGTAAGTTCATCACAAATTGAAATGAATGCTAACATTCAGTTTTATGATGAAATGAGCACAAAGGAGATTCAAGAAATATTAATCAAAAGTGCAAATGATTTAATTGGATTAGATGCACCAAATTATCAATATGCCGCGGCACGTTTGTTGTTGTACGGAGTATATAAAGAAGTGTTTGGACAATATGATTCTGTACCTTTAGAAGATATTATTAATCAAAATATAGAACGTGGAGTGTACGATCCTGAGATTTTAAAAAAGTATACTTCAGAAGAATTAAAAAAATTAGATTCAATTATTAAACACGATAGAGATGAGAATTTTACATATGCAGGCCTACGTCAAGTAGTAGACAAGTATTTGTGTCAAGATAGAAGTAGTGGAGAACTGTTTGAGTCTCCACAGTACATGTACATGATGATCGCAGCAACACTATTCGCTAACTATCCCGCAGAAACACGTATGCAGTACGTAAGGAGATATTATGATGCGACCTCACTTTTTAAAATCAACATACCAACCCCAGTCATGGCAGGAGTCAGGACCCCTGTTAAACAGTTTGCAAGTTGCGTTCTCGTTGACAGCGATGATACTTTGGATAGCATTTTTGCTTCTGATATGTCTATTGGGCGTTATACTGCTCAACGTGCTGGTATTGGTATCAACGCTGGGAGAATTCGTGGAGTCAATGCGAAGATACGTGGCGGAGAAGTGGCGCACACTGGTATTGTTCCTTTCTTAAAAAAGTTTGAAGCAACCGTAAGGTGTTGCACACAAAATGGGGTACGTGGTGGTAGTGCTACAACCCATTTCCCTATATGGCATCAAGAGATTGAAGACATCCTTGTGCTAAAAAATAACAAAGGTACCGAAGATAATCGTGTACGTAAGTTAGATTATTCAATTCAGCTTAATAAAACTATGTATGAAAGACTTTTGTCCGGCGGCGATATAACTCTTTTCTCACCACATGATGTTCCGGGATTATACGAAGCATACTTTGGTGATTCAACAGAGTTTCAAGAGCTTTATGAAAAGTATGAAAGAGCATATTCAATTAAAAAGAAAACTATTCCCGCTATGGAGTTGTTTTCGGCATTAATTAAAGAACGTGCTGAAACAGGACGTATCTATATTATGAATGTTGATCATTGTAATACACACAGTTCGTTCAAAGACAAAGTATATATGAGTAACTTGTGTCAAGAGATTACATTACCAACTAAGCCACTTACTCATATCGATGATGAAGAAGGTGAAATTGCATTATGTATTCTAAGTGCAATTAACGTAGGTATTTTAAAAAATTTAGATGACTTAGAGCCGTTATGTGAACTAGCAGTAAGAGCATTAGAAGAAATTATTGATTATCAATCCTATCCTATTAAAGCGGCAGAGATTAGTACAAAAGCAAGACGCAGTTTAGGTATAGGATATATAGGCTTAGCACACTATCTAGCAAAGCATAAGGTCACGTATAACGAACAATCTGCGTTCAAGCTAGTACATGAGCTTACTGAAGCGTTTCAATACTACCTATTAAAAGCCAGCAACATTTTAGCACAAGAGAGAGGTCCTTGTGAATACTTTGAAAGAACTAAATATGCGGACAGTATATTACCTATTGACACTTATAAAAGTGACGTAGATGATATTGTAAAACCGGAGTATAAACTTGATTGGTCTAGTTTACGTAAGAGCATTGGAACACATGGGCTTCGACACTCGACGTTGTCCGCACAGATGCCATCAGAGAGCAGTTCTGTTGTGTCAAACGCAACAAATGGTATCGAAGCACCTAGAGGATACTTGTCCATTAAGAAGTCAAAGAAAGGGCCTCTTAAGCAGATTGTTCCGCAGTATACTACGCTGAAGAATCATTATAGTTTACTTTGGGAGTTACCAAGTAACGAAGGTTACATAAAAATTGTTGCAGTAATGCAAAAGTTTTTTGATCAAGCAATTAGTGGCAATTGGTCATACAACCCAACACAATATGAGGACAATGAAGTTCCTATGAGTGTTATGATACAGGATATGCTAAACACATATAAGTATGGTTGGAAAACAAGTTATTATCAAAACACTTATGATTATAAGAGTGACGATGATATTGAAGATGAAACAGAAACAGTACAATTAGAGTTGCCGCAGGAAGAACTTGACGATGACGAAATGTGCGATGCATGTGCAATATAAGGATTTAAAGAAATGGCAAAAACAGTATTCAATCGTGAAAATGTAGATTTCACAAAACAGAACATGTTCTTCGGAGAAGATCAAAATACACAAAGATATGACGTATTTAAATTTCCTGTATTCGACAAACTTAATGCAACAATGTTGGGTTATTTTTGGAGACCAGAAGAAGTTAGTTTACAAAAAGATAGAGCAGACTTTGCACAGTTTCGTCCAGAACAGAAACATATTTTTACAAGTAACCTAAAATATCAAACACTATTAGATAGTGTGCAAGGACGTGGTCCTTGTTTAGCGTTCTTACCACATGTATCAATTCCAGAGCTAGAAGGCTGTATTGTTACTTGGGACTTCTTTGAAACAATTCATTCACGTTCATATACACACATTATGAAAAATGTATATCCTGATCCAAGTGAAGTTTTTGATACTATATTAGATGACAAAGAGATTCTAAAACGTGCAGTATCAGTTACTAAAAACTATGATAATTTTACAAATGCCGCAGATGAATTTACATATCTAAAAAAAGGCACAATGCGAGATGTTAAGAAGAAACTATTCTTAGCAATGATGAACGTTAATATATTAGAAGGTTTACGTTTTTACGTTTCATTTGCATGTACGTTTGCATTTGGAGAATTAAAGTTAATGGAAGGTAGTGCAAAAATTATTTCACTTATTGCTAGAGACGAAAGTCAACATTTAGCATTAAGTACACACGTTCTAAAACATTGGATGCAAGGTAAAGATGATCCAGAGATGGTGAGTATTGCTAAAGAGTGTGAACAAGAAGTTTATGATATGTGGGACCAATGTGTTGCAGAAGAAAAGGCTTGGGCAAAGCATTTGTTCAAAGATGGATCTATTATTGGATTGAACGAAGCATTACTTTACAAATATGTTGAGTACATTGCTAACCGTAGATTAAAAGCATTAGGTTATAAAATGCCATATGATCAAAGTACTGCAAACAATCCGTTACCGTGGACATCACACTGGCTTAATAGCAGTGGCCTACAAGTAGCCCCGCAAGAAACAGAAGTTGAAAGTTATATTGTTGGCGGAATTAAACAAGATGTCAAAACTGACAGCCTGTCAGGATTTAAATTATAAGTATTGTTATGATTCAGATATATGGAAAACCACAGTGCCCAAGTTGTGTAAAAGCAAAACAGTTCTGTGAAACTAGACAACTAAAATACGAATACAAAGAACTAGGCAAAGACTTTGATAGAGAACAAGTCTTTGAGATATTTCCAACTGCTAGAACTTTCCCACAAATTATCGTAGGAGAAAACAAAGTAGGCGGATATGAACAGTTTGTTGAATACGTAGACAACACCGGATATAACGGTACAGGACATACATTATAATGTTAATTGAAACCCCATACAAAGACGGAGACACTGTCTCTTTTAAACTTAGTTCTGGAGAAGAAATCGTAGCTAGACTTGATAAAGAAGAAGCAGACTATTATACATTAAAAAAGCCAATGGTTCTTATTGCACAAGAAAAAGGGTTAGGATTAGCACCGTTTATGTTTAGTGTTAATCCAGATGGTAAATTCTTACTTAGAGCGAATTCAGTAAGTTGCGTATCTAAAACACAAGACGAGATTAGCAAACAATATATTGCAACAACTTCAGGTATAGTAACAACATGAAAAAAGACGATGTAGTTTCTTGTATGCTGAATAGCGGCATAGAAGTAATTGGAACACTTGACACACAAACTGATACTAGCATTAAACTTATCAAACCTATGAGAGTAGTCCTTCAACAAAATAATCAACTAGGTTTAACTACTTTAATGTTTAGCGTAAGTGCATTAGATCCTATCAGCATTAGTAAATCTAACATATTAGTTGGTCCTGCTCAAAGTAGAGAAGAACTAGTTTTAGAGTATCAACGAGTAGAAGTACCACAAAAATAAATAAATATTATTGTGAGGAGAACCTGATGCCTGGTGTAGTTAGAGTAAATGCAGACAAACATGTTGGACATGCAAGTCCAACGCCAAACCCTTTCCACCAAACGGCTTATAGTCAAGGTTCAAGCAACGTTTATACTAACAACGAAAAAACAGTAAGAATAGGCGACACGACAAGTTGTGGAGATCCAGCAAGTGCAGGGTCACCTAATGTGTTTGCCAACAACATTGCAGTACATCGTAAGAACGATGCAACCACAGGTCATGGTAGTTGGGTGGCAAATTCAGCAGCCACAGGAAGTACTGACGTTTTTGCAAACGGATCATAAACCACATTTAACCTGCCTTAAATACACATTCATTAAATAATATAGAACAACTTACAAGGAGAAGAAGATGAGTGAATTATCACAACATGATCAAATCGTTCAAGCGTTTAACAACTATCTAGTAGAAGCACAAACTTTTGACGAAAAAGGTGTTAAAGCTGCTGCCGCAAGAGCACGTAAGGCATTAGGTGACTTAGGAAAATTAACTAAATCACGTAGAGCTGAAATCCAAGATAAAAAGAACGCTATGTAATGAGCGGTCAACGGCGATGGCTCAAAATGTGGGCTAGAACTGTTGGTATGCCCATAGGCGTAACTGACGACGATAAGCCAGAATTCCTTCCAATACCACAAGATGATGTTAGGAAGGCGCTGGCTTTTCGTACCTTTTGGATAGTGTTACATATTGTTACCTGTTTAATGATTATAGCTGGTAACGGCAAAGTATTAGAACTTTATTAAAGGAGACATTTTTTATGTTATGGGTTGATTATAATATCGAACAATTTGGCGACAACTGGACAGTTAAGGGTGATTGGCCAGGTGAAATAATGGGACTAAGAGAAGATGGTACTTACAAAGGCAATCACTTATACAAGCCAGGTGATGTATTTGTTGTACAACCAAACGGTGTACTTCAAAAGACAGATGACCTTTACGCTCTCATAATGAAATACGAACAAAGCAAACTTGAGAATAAAAATACATTATAATTTATATAAATACTGTTCATGTATGAATATAAATGTAAAATATTAAGAATAGTTGACGGTGACACTGTTGATATAGACATTGATCTAGGCTTTGGTATGTGGATGCACAAAGAAAGAGTTAGAATGATGGGTATTGACACACCTGAATCACGAACAAGAGACAAAGTTGAAAAATTATTCGGACTTGCATCAAAAGCAAGACTCAAAGAACTATTACCAACCGGATCAATCCAAATCCTCAAAACAGAAATTGATAAGAGCGGAGAAGACAAAAAGGGTAAGTTCGGACGAATTCTTGGAGACTTCATCCTTGAAGATAAGCGAGCCACTGATATACTTATTGAAGAGGGATATGCTGTAGCATATTTTGGTGGGTCAAAGGATGAAATCGAAATGAAACATTTAGCCAACAGAGAAAAGCTCTTACGTGAAGGTGTAGTTACTTTGCCAAAATAGGTTGACTTTAGGTTGTTATGACGTTATAGTATGTACTGTAATGTTTAATATTAATAACCAAAGGAGATTTATGATGGCATTTACTAAAATAAAAACTAACCAAAAGGCATTTTTGGAAACCTACCTTAGAGGTACCGGTAAGACATTAACTGCCGCTGATGCAAACGCAAGATTCGGCATCACTCAATTACCAGCTAGACTTTCAGAAATGAGAGATGCTGGACTAGTTGTTAAAACATCTAAAGCAACAACAGGTAAAACAAAATACTCTGTAGTATCTAGAGATGTAAACGGATCTAGAGCTAAAGTATTTGCTTAATCAAAATACTTGACTTTTAATTAAACTCCTGCTATAGTATACAACATATACTAATTATAGCAGGAGTTTTTTTATGACAATGCATTTAGCCCGAGGGCTTTCAACACTCAATACAAAGAAGCGTAAAAAAAAGCCGCTTAATCAAAAAGACATTGAGCGATATACTGTTCAATGGCGTCAACATAACAAACGTATGCGTCAACAACATATGCACAGTATGCAGTATGACACTGTAGAAGATTACATTGCATATTGTCGCGGCGAGTACAAGCCTAAGAATACACCTAAACCGCAACCGTACAAGCCTGATACATCTTGGAGAAATGATCAACCAAAAATTACTTCAGTAATGGAAGAAGCTATTAAAAATGGCACATGGGCTAAGATGAACGGTAGTGGTGCAGGAACCAAAAAAGAAACAATCAAATATACAGGTACTTTAATTAAAGGTATTGCAACCATGCATAAATCTAACGCAGTTCCAATTATAAATAAAGAACAGGCACAAGACATTGCAAGAATGAGGAGAGGATAATGCGACATTTATTTGTAGCATTCGTAATACTAATTACAACTATTAGTACATCAAATGCAATTAGTGCATCGACATTAAGCACACAAAAGCCAGTTGAAGGAGAACTATTTTCTGAAACAGTTTATCCTGAACTTTACTGTATGGCTCTTAACATTTATCACGAGGCAAGAGCAGACCATATTGCAGGTCAATATGCAGTTGCTGATGTTGTTTTAAATCGAGTGGAAGATACTAGATATCCAAATTCTATTTGCGAAGTTATTAAACAAGCAAAATATAAAGAAAGTTGGAAAACCAAACAAGATCCAAACTTAGAAGACAACAAACGAAAATATATTCCTATCCGTAACAAATGCCAATTTAGTTGGTGGTGTGATGGTAAAAGCGATCAAGCTCATGACGGTGACGCTTGGCGTAAAGCACAAGAAATTGCTTATCGAATTGTTCAACAAAGAAAATATAGAGGTATCTCAGAAGGCTCTACTCATTATCATGCAACATATGTTTCACCTAGATGGGCTTCCGACTTTGACCTTGTTGGAAGAATAGGCGATCACATCTTTTATAGATGGCCTTAAACTTTTTGGTAAACAAACTCATTGACTTTTTTTACAACTTCTAGTATAGTATTACTATATTAACAAACTAGGCTAAATGGAGGCTTAAATGAAAGGCGTATTTAAAACACTAGCAACTATCGGAATTCTAGCATCACTTGGTGCTTGTAGTTCAATGACAACAATCGCAGAACGTGATGAGTATGCACAACCTAAATGGTATGCGAAATGTGCTCAAGAAGGATCTGAAGGATGGTTTTGGTGGAAAGAAGACTATGCATATGCTTGTGGTGCAGGTGAAAGTAAATTTTACCAAGGTGCTGAAGAACAGATGTATGCTATTGCAATGAATCATTTTGCAAAAAGAATCAACGGAGAAGTTAATTCTGAAACAGTGATTGACATCAAAGATAATTCAAAAACTACAAGGACGATTATTAGTTACAAAGTAGACAATACTAAAATTACAGAACACCTTGCTGAAAACAGAGGTACGTTCAAGTATGCTGGTCAGTATTATACTTTTGTGCAACTAAAAATGAAGAAAGAAACTTTTGATAGGTTACTTAATCAATCTAAAGTTGTTGCTTCGGTAAACTAATATGAAGGCCCTACTTATATTAGGGGTAGTGATGCTAAGTGCATGTAGTACTACCCCCAGACATTTCGAACCTGATCAAGATAGATACTGTAACACATCAAGTGAATATCGATTACAGAATGGAGATGTAAGTAGTAGTGAGGTGTTAGTACAATGTACTGACAAACCTAAAGTTAATCATTATATGAAAGATGCAGGAGTTTATAAAAACTGTAGGTGGAGTGAAACACGAGTCTATGGTAAACTATCTAAATCTTTCTTATGTCAAAAGGACAATAGCGATGAATGGTATGTACTTCCGTCTAGCATTGGTAGTTACTAGTTTATTTGTATTAGGTGCATGTAGTTCTACAAACAGTAGATATAGCACTTATGATAGTTATAACAATCCTTCTTCAATGACAGATTTAGCTATTAACTTTACTAAAGCTAGTTATTATAGTGTTCCTAAACAATATAGAAGAGACTATCAAGCATGTGTATCAGATGGCTTACATCATTTACCTGCAGGTGCATCATGTAGATTTGGAGATAACATAGCAGATGGTAGTGTTATTGTTGCAGTCGTTTATCCTAACGGTTGCCAGACTCTTGCAAGTAGATTAACTTATAAAGGCAAACAAAAACATTGGAAAGAAACGCACTGTTATCGTGCAGGGGAGTGGAGATTAATTGATTAATTACGATAAATATAGTATGTTCCTAGCAGTATTGACATTAATAACTGCACTAGCGATTAGTGGTGTAGCAATATATTATAGTGTAGCAGGCTTAGCCGCAATTTTCGCGGCGGCTGTAATACCTATTATTATAATGGGTAGCACATTAGAAATTGCTAAACTAGTAACCGCAGTATGGTTACATCGTTATTGGAGTCGAGCCACTTGGTGGTTAAAGACTTATCTCACGACAGCAGTCATTATCCTTATGTTTATTACAAGTATGGGTATCTTTGGTTATTTGTCTAAAGCACATATTGAACAAACAAGTGCTGGTGAGGAAAGTGTAGCACAAGTACAAAGGCTTGAAACAGAAATTGATAGGCAAATTAGTATTGTTGGTCGATCTGAAAATAAAATACGTGAATTAGAAAATAGTGGCACAGGGTCAGATGCTAATATACAAAAACAAATTGATAAAGAACAAGAACGCATTGATACTGCCTATGATAGAATTAAACCTGCTATACAAGAACAAAATGTAATTATTGCTAACGTTACACAACTATTCCAAAACGAGTTAGATAAAATAGATGCAGACCTTACTACTCTACAAGGCTATGTAGATAACGGTGACATTGCAAAAGCACAACAAATGATTGGTGCAAGTGCAGATGGTATTTTTGGTAAGAAGACAGCAGAAAAGATTGGCGACTGGAAAGAATTAAAACAAGTCGAACGTGCAGAATGGTTACAGAAGATACAAAATAGTGCTAACTCACCTACAGTACAAGCGGCACGTCAAGAAATAGCACGATTACGTAATAATGCTGACAAACAGATTGAAGAATCAAATAAACTTATTAATAGATTACGTGAAAAACTTGGTACTGGAACTGAGAATGTAGATGATCTAATTGACGAACAATACGTTAAGATTACTGCCGCAAATAAACTTGTTGACGAACTTACAGAACAAAAATATGACCTAGAAGGCGAATATAGAAAACTTGAAGCTGAAGTAGGACCTATTAAATATATTGCTGAGTTTGTATACGGTGAACAAGCAGACCAAAATTTACTTGAAGAAGCAGTTCGTTGGGTCATACTAATTATTATCTTTGTATTTGATCCACTAGCAGTATTACTTCTTATTGCATCACAATACACATTTGAATTTGCTAGAAAAAATAAGAAAAGTAAAGAGTGGAGCGACTATGAAACTGCTCGTGGCAATAAGATTGCAAGGAATGAAAGCCCAAAGGACGAAACGCCTGAACCAGAAGATAAACCTGAACCAGAAGATAAGATACAAAAACATATAGATAGTCTACCTGAACACAGAGAAGACAAACCAGGCAATACAATAGCAGAAGAAGATAAAACATTTGAGAATGAAGTAGACCAGACGAAAGAATGGCAAGAAGTTTATGAAGAAATAGAACCAGTTAAAGAACAAGGTGTACATACTCCTGTCGAAAAAAAAGATTTAGAATCATCGGAAGAATCGCAAAGACTAACTGAAGAAGAATTAGACGAACTTGATCAAGACGAAGATTGGAATGAAGCTAAAAGGCAATGGAAAGACGACAACCCAGACGATACAATCAAAGCATTTAAAGAACTTTATTTACAAGGAAAAATCGACGACCTACCTTGGGAAGATTATTTACAAGATCCAGAATCAAAAAAAAAGAAAAAGTATATAATGAAACAAGGACCAACACAAATTCGCAAGTCAATTCAAGAATAAAACCAGACTTGACCGAAGTCATTGAAAGCAATCAATATATACAAAATGAAGAACAAGGCGAAAATTCAATATGGAAACGTATAAAAGATAATGAGTGATATTACATTAATAACTGCTCCTGATCTAATACACAATAAGAACTATTCGTTTTTACTAATTCAACCTAGTAATAAATTAAAAGAAGATATTAATAATTTATTTGGAAAGGCTGAAACTCAACCTTTTAATGTATACTTGTTTGAAAGACAGTATACTGAAGTTCCCCCACTTGAATCAAGTAATGTAAAAGAGCCACAGTATATGGAACAGCCACTTGATACAAATTGGCTACTTGATGCATTTGCTATTGCAGATTGTGTAATTTTAGATATAGATAATTTGGATAGTGAGATTGGCGAATTAGTATCTTACTTTATAAGCTATTCGAAAACTTTCTGGTTGACAAACGGGGGTAAGATGTATTATAATAAGCTAAGTGCAAATAGAATTTACGATTTGCAGAAAATTAAAGAAAAACTAGGAGGCCAATTTGAGGCAACAAAATAACAGAAGTAATTTTAGAAATAATTTTAATTCTAAAAGAAAACCATTTAAGAAAGAAAATGACTTTCAAGGTCTAACTGTTGAAGTTAGGAATGGTGACGTAAACAAAGCTCTGCGTATTTTTAAAAAGAAAGTACAAGAAGCTGGTATTATTCAAGAAGTACGTGAACGTGAATTTTATACTAAACCAAGTGAAAGACGTAGAAAACAAAAAGCCGCTGGAAGACAGAGATGGCTTAAGACTTTAGAAAAAAAGAAAGATCAGTTTGGTTGGTAAATCATGCTACACAATGAAATGTGGTTTCCAAGTGTCATATGGTCGGGGATTATTCCACCAGCACCAGATGATGACTTAATTAAATTCATATACGAAACAAAATCAAAAGACCCCGGAGTGCAGGTAAGCAACTATGGCGGCTGGCAAAGTAATTCTATTGCACATGGCGTAAATGATTCAATAGATAACTTAGCTAAAATATTTACTAAAGAAGCAAACGAATGTGCATTGCAAACAGGAATGCCTACTTTATCATTATACAATCTGTGGATAAATGTCAATCCACCAGGAGCATACAATCATTTGCATAATCATGCAGGTGCAGTATTAAGTGGTGTGTATTATGTACAAGCAGAACCAAACCAAGGTGGTATTCAGTTTGAAAGATCAGATGGTGCTGAATATTTTCTTCCAGAGAAAAATAATAAAATGACATACTTTAATTGTACAAGAGCATCGTATAATGCAAAAAGTAATGCATTGTTTATTTTTCCAGGATGGCTCAAACACAGTGTAGAAGGTAATAGATCATCAAATGATAGAATTAGTATTTCGTTCAATTTTGGTGTATCATCAGATGAGTGACATAGCCGCAATATCACCTATTAACGTTATAAGTGCATATACTAGAGTAACACCTTCAGGACCGCATGAAACAGTAACACACGTTAAACATGTACAACAAGAAGGCGGAGCAGTTAAAGTACAATCAGTAAGTTATACAACGTATAATGTTAGAGGCGAAATACACGAACCACAAAAGCCAGTAGGCTCAAATTTAGATATAATGATATAAAGGTAAACAAATGCGTATTGAAGAAGATATGAAACTTGACTACAAGGATGTTCTTATTCGTCCAAAGCGTTCAACACTAGGCAGTCGTAAAGAAGTTAATTTAGAACGTGGTTATAAATTTAGAAACTACAAAACAGAAACACCATTTCTTCCAGTCGATGAAGACTATCATTATCGTGGCGTTCCTATTATGGCAAGTAACATGGATGGTGTCGGCACATTTAAAATGGCTGATAATTTAGCACTACAAGGTATAATGACTTGTCTAGTTAAAACTTATAGTGTTAACGAACTTGTAGGTTACTTTGATCAAGATGATAAGTCACATGATCCTGCAAGGACAGAATATGTTGCTATGAGCATTGGCATCACTGATAAAGACCATCAAAAATTTAGAGATGTATACGAACAAGTTGGCAATCAACTAAAGTTTGTTTGTATTGATGTAGCGAATGGTTACTCAGAAAGATTTGCTAACTTTGTAAAAGAATTTAGAACACATTATCCAGATATAGTCATCATAGCGGGTAATGTGGTAACAGGAGAGATGACAGAGGAGTTATTATTAAGTGGAGCAGATATTATTAAAGTGGGCATCGGTCCTGGGAGCGTTTGCACAACTCGTATTCAAACTGGCGTTGGTTATCCTCAGCTTAGTGCTGTTATTGAGTGTGCTGATGCTGCTCACGGCCTTGGTGGACATATCATTGCTGATGGAGGATGTACTTGCCCAGGTGATGTGGCTAAGGCATTCGCTGGAGGCGCAGATTTTGTAATGCTTGGCGGTATGCTTGCCGGACACAATGAAGGCGGCGGTGAAATAATTACCAAATATTATAAGACTGGTGAGTGGGTTCGTAATGAACAATCTCTTGATGGTCAAACTCAATCAATAACTTGGGAAGATGGCATTGAAAGAAAGAAGTTTGTACAATTTTACGGTATGAGTAGTAAAAGTGCAAATGACAAACACTTTAATGGACTTAAAGATTACCGTTCGTCAGAAGGGCGTGAAGTGCTGGTTCCTTATCGTGGATCTGTAAAAGACACTGTACAAGACCTCTTAGGCGGTCTTAGAAGCACTTGTACGTATGCAGGTGCAATAGGACTAAAACAACTTAGTAAGTGTACTACATTCGTAAGATGTACACAAACTCATAATCAAATTTATGAATCAACCACCATAGGTAAGTAAGTTTATATGGAATATTTGAATTTATTAATTAGCGGTCAAGTTTATCTTTTCCTAGTAATATTTGTAATGATGATTGCAGGTATGGTAAAAGAACACGGATTATTCAAAGACATCTTTTGTTTCTTTGAGCAAAACTTAAAAAGTAAAAAAGCAGTAGTAGCACTTGTGAGTGCTATCACAGGATTATTGCCTATCAAAGGCCGAGTCACTGTTAGTGCAGGTATGTTAGAATCACTTGCTCCTGACAAAGGCTGTTGCGGCAGAGAAAAATTTGGTCCTATTGATTATGTATCTACGCATCATTACTATTTTTGGTCACCACTAGAAAAAACAGTGATTCTACCAATGGCGGCATTTGGGTTAACGTATGCACAATTCATGGGCATTATTTGGCCTTTGCTTGTTGTATCAATTGCATTCATACTCGCATATTTAATTTGGGGAGTAAAAGAATCAGATGTACAGTTGAATAACTGTGAAACACCTATCAAAGTAAGTCGTATCACACGTTATGTTTTGCCCTATGCTTTTGGTGTAGGTGCAATAATTGCTGGAGTAGACTTTCTTTGGGCATTTGGTGCTCTTACAGTTTACTACATGATCTGTACAACTACGTTTGATGTTAAAAAGCTACTTGGTTATGTTGATTGGAAATTAGTAGCCTGGGTAGCAGTTATTATCACACTAGCAAATATCGTGCGAGAAAACACAGATACTATTAAAACAGGATTAGAAACAGTAGGATTAGACATCAACACTTGGGCAGGATTTTTAGGTATTAGTGCGTTAAGTTTTGGTGGTGCGTTTGCACTAGGAAGTAGTTCCCGCTTTGGTGCTATTACTGTTTTGTTAGCAAGTATATACGGTATTGAATACTTGCCATGGTTTTTTGCTGTAGACTTTGTAGGGTATTTAATTAGCCCTATGCATAAGTGTGTAGCAATAGGTATGTTATATTTTGGTACCAAATTAAGGTACTATGTAACAATATTAGGTATGTGGGGCGGATTAGTAATTGCCGCGGGTGCAGCAACCTTAATTTTATAGAAATTACAAGAACTAGTATTGGTAGCGTAGGTTCGCTACCAATTATTTTGATTAAATTAAAAGGAGTAATAAATGAAATTTTTAATCGCAACATTGTTATCGTTGTTTATAATAACGCCAGCAATGGCAGAGGACTTTGACTATACAGAAGTCAATGCATTTGTGTCCGCAGGTAACTGGACAATAGGTGCAAGAGAATATCAAAATAAAGATTATTCTCAACGTATTTTAAGATATGATTTTAAAGACACACCATATCGTTTAGAATATAGAAGTATTGACAGATACGGTCTTTCAGAAGATTGGTTCCGTTTCCAAGTTAAACATTATAAGAGCGGAATGTTCTTTTATAATTCAAGATTTGAACACAGAATTAGAGAATCTAAAGAAAATGTCTTTAGATATCGTCCACAATTTGGTTTAAAAGCACAAGGACAACCTAACTTATTGTTTGGTTCACCGTTCTTAATCTTTGAACCACAAGTACAGTATGAATATGATAGTACTAAAATGGAATATAGCCATTTACAGACTTTTATAGGTACTAAGTATAGCTTTGGACAATTCAATGTTTCACCTTTTGTTGAAATTGACTTAAATGACGATTTTCGAAAAGAGGTAGCATTCTTTGGGATTGACTTTAAGCTCAATTTATAATATAATTGTATTATAAATGATAAATAAATGTGTAGGGAGAAGAGGTTCTTTCTACACATTAATACAGAACGCCGAAAGGGTTCTAAATTTAATCTTGCTTAATAAAGGAGAAAACTATGACAAGAATAACACACCTAGACTTACCCTCAATACAACGACACTTTGTAGGCTTTGACAGCATGTTCAATGAAATGGACAGGATGTTTGAAAACTCAGCAAACAAAGGATCAGGATATCCACCATACAACATTGCACAAATTAGCGAAGACGAGTTTATGATCTCAGTTGCAGTTGCTGGTTTTAGTATGGATAATTTAGAAATTACTAAAGATAAAAATATCCTTAAAATTGAAGGGACTGCTCCTAAAGGAGACGACACAGTTAATTACCTACACAGAGGTATTGGCGGTCGTAACTTCCGTAGAGAGTTTACTCTTGCTGAACACGTAGAAGTTCATAATGCTGAACTTGCAAATGGTATGCTTAATATTCATTTGAAACGTGAAGTTCCAGAAGAGCTACAGCCTAAAAAGATTGAAATCAATTCAGGCAGTACAATTGAAGGAACTGTATCTGAAAAGTAAACAGTCTGGGGGAGCAAATTGCTCCCCCATTTATTAGGAGAAAAAATGAGTGATTTAGCAGACGTTCAAATTGACGAAAAAATTAAAGTTGATAATTTATATCCTGAAAGATATAAAGTAGTATTCTTAAATGATAACGTTACTCCAATAGACTTTGTAACAGAACTATTAACTTCTATATTCAAACATACCCAAGAAACAGCAAAAGCAATTACATATACCATTCATAACGAAGGCTCAGCCGTGGTTGGGATATATACACATGAAATAGCTGAACAAAAAGGTATAGAAGCAACAAATACAAGTAGAGCAAATGGCTTTCCGTTAAAAGTTGCAGTAGAGAAGGAATAAATGAGTTTAAAAGATCTAACATGGGAACATCACAAAGAAGCTGAAAGACAACAATTTGTAAAAGTACTAATGAGCGGAAACATAAATCCTGAATTGTACGCAACATACTTATGGAATCAGCATAAGCGTTACGACTTACTAGAAGCAATAGCTACACCATTAGGACTAATTGATCAAGATCTATTTGCAATTAGACGTAAAGATAGAATTGAAAAAGACTTCTTAGAACTTTGGAAAAAAGATCAACCACCTAAAATAGTAAAAGCCACTGAAGAATATATTATGCATATGAAAACAATTATGGCAGATCCTGAAAAGGTAATGGCACATCTTTATGTTTTACATATGGGAGATTTAAGTGGTGGACAAATGATCAAACGTAAAGTTCCAGGCGAAGGTCGCATGTATCAGTTTGATAAAGATAAAAACGAATTGAAAGAATCTATTAGAGCAAAGATTCATGACGGAATGGCAGAAGAGGCAAAATTTGTTTTTTCTAATAGTACAGATTTATTTAAAAATATTATGGAGTTAGACATTGAGCATTATATGGAACCGGTTAGTTGAGTGTCAAGATGAAATCATTGATATCTTCAATGAAAATGCACTTGAAATTAATGAACCTGGATTAGATTATTTTAATCGACCTGATGGAGGTTGGATTAATCGTGTGTGGGCGAATGATCATATTAGAAGAGCCCATATTGATGTAGTTGATACTAGAGATAGTAAGAAACTATGGATGATGCATGTATGTGTTTTTCCAGTACTAAACAATACTGGACCTATATATGGCTTTGATGTTATAGCAGGTCCACGTAAAATGACAGGAGCATTTCATGACTTTAGTGCTAGTTCTGATCCTGACCATCCAATGATAGAAGGATACAAAGATGCTGTAAAAGACTTTGTACCTACAAAACAAAGAGAGCTACCTGAATGGGCTCAAAACATATTCACAGACAGCATGATTGCCGCTGGCAATGTAACTACAGAAGACGAAGCAGTTGCAATTATAGATCTTGCTATTAATAATTTACGTGCATACTTTTTAGAAATACCAGAATATACCGGCGAAGGAGATACCGCTCTAGTTGCGGCTTCACAAGATTATTACTGTCATAATCAGCAACAAAATCCACATACACCAAGAGTAATGAAAAGTCTTGGACTAGATGAAGCTGATGTTGACAAGTTCTGCACAGACATGTTGTTTCCTAAATTAGATAAATATTCTATATAAGGAAAAACTATACATGCGTTTCAACGAGTTTAAAGCAATCAATCCAAACAAAGTATTGTTAGAATATGATCCTAACGTATCTGATGACCAGTTAAAAGATCTAATTGTAAAAAGACTTCAAACTGAAGAAGATAGAGATATGTTAGATAAGATATATCAAGCTCTTGAAAAATCAACATTAGATGAAAGAATTGCAGGTGCCTTAGAAAAAGATGAAGACGCAAAGTCTAAGTTAAAAGTTTTTGCAGGACTTGTAATGAATACCGAAGGTACATTTGCTGACAAACAAGCATTTGTACAAAATTATCCAAACGGATATATTGATGTTGAAAAATTAAAAACACCTAACCAAGTACACGGTTTTAGTGAATGGCTAATGGGTGATGAATTTGTAAAACGTGTATTTGATAACTTATATACATATGCTCCACAAGGCATAGGACCAGGCGAATATGCTCTAGCAGTGTTAAGTCCTGAAATCAAAGCAAGTGGACGTAGTGCAGACAGTGCCGGCGATCTTGTTATTCTTGGAGAAATGTGTGAAGTAAAAGCAAAACAGTCTTCAGGTGGTAGATTTGTTGATGTAAGAAAAGCAAAAATGAATCAACGTGCTATTGAAGCCGCATTTAAAAACTTAGGAATAGATCCTGGCAGAGCAGTAAGTGCTAAAAAATGGACAGACTCTGTACGTAGTGAAGCACAACAAGCAGACACGGCAGGATTTAAAGACTTAGTTACAACTATATTAGAAGGAGCATTTGCATTCTTAGACAAAAATCAAACACAGAAGTTAAGAGCTGCTATTGAAACTGGTGAAAATAATCAAATAAAACACGAATGGGGACTTGCAAGTTTTCAAAATTATAAAACTATGAGTAAGTTTGAAACAATGTTATTGTTAGACGGCCCTAAACGACACAGTTTATATTTTACAGATGCTGAAGCAGTAAGTGGAGTTCTTAAAGCCCAGCAACCGCTACTATATGGTCCAGACCAAGAAGTACACCCTCAAATGGAATTTAGAATCTAGTTCCGTCAATTTTCCAACAATTCTACGGTACAAATTAATGTGACCGTCAAAATTTTGTAACCAGTTTATTATCAGACTGTTGCGATAAATACAACTGAAAGCAAAATGGACGTAAATTTACGTTTATATTCGGAGAGAAATATGAAGATGAAAGTCCTTGCATTCGTATCCATAGCAATGTTATATTCAGGTGCGGCTGCAACAGAAATTGTATGGGGTTTTAAGAACCCTGCGTTCCATTATGGTAACGGGTACTCTACTCATGTGTTGAGTGTTGAGCAGTTACAGCATAATAGGAAAAAAGAATTAGAAGATTTTCGTAGAGCTGAAGCTCAAAGAGTTCAAAGAGAACTAGAAAATACAACTTTAAATAAATTTATTAAAAACTTAGAATCTAGGATTTATGCACAAATTTCCAAACAGATGGTAGATAGCATGTTTACAACTTGTCCAGCCGCAGATCAAGCTGCAGGTATATGTTCACAACCAACAACTGGAGTTGCAACTATAGAAGGTTCTACTATAACATGGCTTAGAGATGCAGTAACAGGAAGTATCACTCTTACTATTATAGATGAGAACGGCTCAGTAACTGAAATTACTATCCCAGGAGCGGGAGAATTTGGATTCTAAATCATGAAGCGTATTCTAGCATCATTAGTTTTTAGTTTACTAGCAACAGGGTGTGCTATTAGTCCCAATATGGTTGATTATGCTAAAGAAAGTAGTTGGGATCCTACTGTTCAAACAGCACCACTAAAAGATGCACTAATTTCAGTGCCAGAATTAGATGGCCCAGTTATTACAGTAGCAGTATATAGTTTTTCAGATAAAACAGGACAACGTAAACCTGCAAGTAATATTGCTAACCTAAGCTCAGCAGTTTCGCAAGGAAGTGAAGTATGGGTTATAAAAGCATTACAAGATGTAGGAAACGGAACATGGTTCCAAGTAGTGGAACGTGTAGGATTAGATAATTTGGTGAAGGAGCGACAGTTAATACGTTCCACAAGGGAGCAGTATGAAAAAACTTTACCAAAAGGCCCATTGCCTCTTAAACCTATGCTATTTGCAGGGTTATTGTTAGAGGGTGGCATTGTTGGTTATGATAGCAATGTTGCCACAGGAGGTGCTGGTGCAAGATATTTGGGTATAGCGGCTCAAACCGAATATCGAATTGATACTGTCACGGTGGTGATGAGATTAGTTTCTGTAAGTAGTGGAAAAGTACTAATGAGTATTGCTACTGAGAAGGTTATCGCATCGTCCCGTTCTGGAGCAGATGTATTCAAATTTTTAGATATGGGTACAAAGGCAGTTGAAGCAGAAACGGGTTATTCCGTTAACGAACCGGTCAATTACGCAGTAAGGGCAGCCATTGAGGCAGGCGTGATTGAGATTATAAACCAAGGAGAGAGAGATGGTCTTTGGAAATTTAAAAACAAACAATATATTGATAAAGAAGTGATCAAAAAGGATGCAGAAATTTACTGTGATTCTGATGATGAATGTGATCAACTATTGCTTGATTTAGAAGATGACGAAGAGCTCTCCGATAAGAAGAGGGATAAAAATGAATAGAATGTACAAAGGACTTTTAACCTTAGTATTATTCAGCTTTGTTACTATAGCGTCAGCAAATGATATCTACATCACACAGGTAGGTGATACTTTAGATTTAGATATTACTCAAGACGGTGTAGGCAACGTGATAGGTACAAGTGTAACAGCAGTTGATTTAGATGGAGCCAGTATGACTTTTAATATTAGTCAAGTAGGTAATAATAACATTGTCTCTGCATTAATTAAAGGTACAAGTTATACAGGTACTTGGTCTGCTACAGGAAACAGCAACGACATAGATTTCAAATGTTCTAGTACTTCAGCAGGAAACTGTGAAAGTGTAACAGCAACAATTGATATCGACGGCGATAGCACAAACTTAGATTTGTATATTGGTGAAAATGCTGATGCTGACAATACTAATGTTAATCTAGATATTGATGGTAATGGTAACATACTTGCTATGAACTTAGATGGTACAGACTTAGCATTAACTTACACAATTGATAATAGTGTAGGAAGTGGTGCAAGTTTAAATACAGCTAACACTATTACAGTTGATGTTGATGATTCAGGTTTAACAGGTCAAAATCAAACAATGGCTTTAGTTGGTGGTGGAAACACTATTAACATTAACCAAAGTGGTACAGCACAAGACCAGACTATTGATTTGAACATGCAAACCAGTGGTAGTACTATAGATATTACGCAAAGCGATTAATTGTGAGGATATTGTTTTGTTTATTGATCGCGGCATTCTGGACTAATTTAGCGTTTGCAAATATAGGTCAGATAGCGGATCAAAAAGGAAATGGAGTTATAGAACGTGGCCAAGATGTAATTGGCTCTGGTGTTGGCACTCAAGTAGAGAGCTTAGACTCAGCAGTTACAACTAATGGAACCATGCGAATAGACTTCATAGATGAAACCCGTGTGGATATTACTGAACATAGTAAACTTATTATTGATGAGTTTGTCTATGATCCAGCTAATGACATTGGTTCCTTATCTATAAAAGCGTCATTAGGAACAGTAAGGTACGCATCTGGACAAATTGCTAAAAAATATAAGCAAAATGTCCAGATAAGAACACCTAGTGCTACTATTGGTGTACGTGGTACAGACTTTGTGATGGTAGTAGATGAAATTGGTGGAAGTTTAATTACCTTGTTACCTAGTTGCGATACAAGTGGTCGTTGCTATGTTGGCGAAATTACAGTTGATACTGATGTAGGACAAGTTATACTTAATCAAGCATTCCAGGCAACATCAACAACTCATGGAGCACAACCTCCAAGTAAGCCACGAATTATAGATGTAGACGAAAATATGATTGATACACTTTTAATCCTACGTAAGAAATTACCATGGGTTGAAGATGAAGAAGAATGGAAAAAGGCACAAAGACAAGCAGCAGATATATTAGGCATTGACTTTTTAGAATTTGATGGATTAGATATAGATGTGTGGCAAACTGATGAAGAAATTTGGCACACTGAACTTGATGAAACTGATTTTATGTTAGGTGATCTGTTAATAGATATTTTAGAACAGTTAAATATACAGTTAGCCGCACTATTTAAAGACGAGTTTGAAAAACAAAAAACTGACTTTGCAGGAGTAAGGTTAGGATTTGATTCAGCAACAGGTGTGCGAATAACAGATGAAGATCCTCATTATGTATTTGAAAGATACGATAATGTAGGCACAAATAACGTAAAATTAAAGTTACATAAATCATCAGGCGGATATACTATTAATTTACAACAAGGAGATTTTGAATTAATTGACTATAGAATTGGAAATGGTCCTAATAATATAGACATTTATCAAAGTAATAACTAATGAAAATAACAGGAACACATTTAGGAATCTTAGTAATGGTATTATACTTTAGTGCCCAAGCCTGTTACGCGAACGAAATTTACGTAAATCAAGTTGGCGATAATGTTGATATAGATATTGTGCAAGACGGTCAAAACAATAGTATCCGCAGTCTTAACACAACTAGTGGCGATGCAAGTATAAACGGAAGCAACAAAACATTTACAGTAACACAACAAGGTAACAATAATAGAGCAGGTTTCTGGACAAATGGTACTAACCAAGTGATGTCACTTATACAAGATGGTAATTCAAATGTTAGTGCAATGGACAACCACGGTAACAATAACGACATGTCAGTTGCTATTGATGGAGATAGTAATGTTACTCATACTGAAATAGGTAATGGTAGCGATATCAATAATCAAATTAGCGTAACTATTAATGACGGCGATAGCAACACACTTTACACTGAAGTACAAAACGGCAGTACAAATAGTATAGACGTACAAGTACATAAACAAAGCAACAACGTCAATAGAGTTACAGTAAATGGTAGCAACAACAATGTAAAAGCATGGCAAGGCAAGCACGAAGATGGCTCAATAGATAATGATGAAACTGGCAACAATGATGTGTATTGGATTGTTAGCGGTAGTAACAATAATCTTGCAAGTTATCAAACAGACGATAACGGCAATGGCGGACAGCATATTGCAAATTATGTTACAGGTGATAACAACGATGTAAAACATACACAGCGTGGTGCAGGTGATCATAATGGTTTTGTAGAAATTACTGGTGACAATAATAATGTTGAAGTATTACAAAGAGGTAACAGTAACACGCAATTTGCAGATATAGTTTTAGATGACGGACACACAGTTGATGTATATCAAAGATATGGATCACACACTGCAAATATTGATTTAACAAACTCAGGCGGTGGCTACACATTAGATTTAGATCAAACTGCTAACACTAACCAAACATATAACATCACAGGTACATGTGCAACCGCTTACGGTTGCGGACTAATCATCACCCAAAATTAATTTCAAAAACTAAATACGTGTAAGCAGGTATGGGCTCCTGTAGAAAGTAGGGCGTATTGATCGATCCATTCACAGCCGTAGCCGCGGCAACAACAGCATTCAACACAGTTAAAAAGTTTGTACATGCTGGTCAAGAATTTGAAAACTGTATGGGACAAATGGGCAAGTGGTATGGCGCTGTTAGTGACTTCCGCAAAGGCCAGCAGATGCAGAAGAAACCACCTATATTTAAAAAACTACTAGCAGCAGGGTCAGTAGAAGAAGAAGCACTTAATCTATTAATACATGAAAAGAAAATCATGGAGATGGAGAAAGAGTTACAGACAATGTTAAACTATCGCTTTGGTTTTGGTACATGGGATGAACTAAAAGAAATGCAACGTAAAATTAGAGCTCAACGTGAGCGTGATGTTTATGCAGCCGCAGAGGCTAAACAAGCAATAGTAAACGGAGTTGCTATTGTAATATTACTAGTAATTGGTGCTACTATGTTAATTGGTATGGTGTATTTTATAGCAAAGGCTAGAGGAATGATCTAATTGTGGTATGTTTATAGTAACCTAGAATATTACAACCAAAATAACAAAGGAATTCTATACAAAGACGGTAAGATATTGTTTATGGGAAATAGTTGGAGTGGTATAATGCAGTTTTTAAGAGAAACTAATAACGCACCAGAAGTTAGAGAAATGTTCAAAGCCCAACTTGAACAACGTGAAAAAGTAAAATACAGACTTGAACAAAAAGAAAAAGTTACACAAGATCCACAAAAAGTAAAAGAAAATTGGTCAAATGAAAAACCTAAGAAATCAAGATCAAAAAACCAATGGGATAGACTTACAAAATGATACATGCGTTTATGTTAGTAGTATTAATAGGTGGTGACTTACAACCTTCACCTATGTATTTTAGAAGTATAGATGTATGTCAATATTATGCTAAACGTATACCTAGACAATACGGAAACTATTCACACAGCTACTTAGTACCTAAAGAACACAGAGTAACTGCATACTGTAAACCAGTTAAAGTGCAAGATGGGCCAAAAATATATGATCATTGAATTAGCAATGGCAGGAATGATGTCCTGCTCTATAGTACACAAAGAAATAGTAAAAGAAGATATTATGTGCTTCTATACATGCAAAGATAGTAGTAGAGAATTTGCTAGTACGCTAAAACAATATCAATGTCCTAAAACTTTATATGTTGAACGACCAGCGATGCCATTTAAAGATCGTGACTTTCGAGGCAATAAATGGACAAAAGAAGCTATAGGAAAAATTACAAACAAATAGTACGATAAATACAGTATGACGAAGTATATCACACATTGGGCTGTTGCCTTTGTAACAGCTTTTATAATGATAAGTTTGCATTACAACGATGGCTCTGTTGTGCAGACTGCTCGGCTGAAGCAATTTGACTTACTTCAAAACACTGATCAGTCAACCATATCCCAAGATATAGGTATCGTAACCATTGACGAACCTGCCATTGAAAAGTACGGACAATGGCCTTGGAAGCGTGATGTTATTGCAGATATAATCTGGAATCTTCGCGAGGCAGGTGCTGGCATCATAGTGGTGCCTATACTCTTTTCAGAGCCTGATAGATTAGGCGGGGATATAGAGTTAGCCGAAGCACTTGCAGGTAACGGAGTAGTTATTGCTCAAACAGGAACTACATCTGTTAATAAAAATCCTGTTCCTAGAGGCGTAGCCAAAATAGGAGATCCTTTGCCATATATGTTTGAATGGCCAGGGATGTTAGGACCAATCCCATTGCTAGGAGAAAATGCTGACGGTGTAGGTGTTTTAAACACTGCACCTGAAATAGACGGTGTTGTTCGACGTGTACCTCTCCTTATGCGTATTGGGGAGAATACGTATCCTACTTTAGCAATTGAAGTAATTAGAACAGCAACAGGTAACCCTAGTTATCAAGTAAAAGCAGGTCCCGGAGGCATTGAAGCAGTACGTGTTCCGGGTTACCCAATAATAAAAACAGATCCAAATGCACAGTTATGGTTAAGGTGGAATAAAGACTTTGATACTATAAGTGCGGCTGATAAAGATCAGTTCTGGATGTTTGAGGGTAAAACTGTAATTTTAGGAATTACAGCAGAAGGCATAGGCGGATTAATCGCTAGTCCAACAGGACCACAATATAATTATATACCAGCGGCAGTAACACTACAGACAGTTATGGATGGAGATCAAATTGAACGTCCTTACTGGGCATTCTTGGTGGAGTTGATCACAACAGCAGTCTTGGGCATAGCCCTTGTGCTTCTTGGACGATTTGCACCTTACTGGTTAGCTGGAGGAAGTATAGTTGTATTTGTGGGAGGACTCGCCTATGCTGTTTATTATGCTTGGACAACACATTTATATTTGTTAGACGCAACAATGCCAATAGTAACAGTTTTACTTGTTGGATTACATGCGGTGTTTAATAGATTTGTATTAGAATTTTTTGAAAAACAAAAAATTAAGAAACAGTTTGCAGGATATGCATCACCAACAGTAGTACGTTTACTTCAAGAAAATCCTGCACTAATTAAAGAAGGTATGAAAAAAGAAGTTTCAATCTGCTTCTCAGATCTAAGAGGCTTTACACCACTAGGTGAATCATTTGGCGACGATGTAAAAGGCCTTACTAAAATTATGAACGGCTATATGGATGCAATTACACAACCTATACTTGACAGCGACGGAATGGTTATTAAATATATAGGTGATGCTAGTATGCACATACACAATGCACCTATAGATGATTCACATCATCCTCGTACAGCCGTTGAAACAGGTTTAAATATGTTAAAAGCAGTGGAGAAGTTCAATGAAAAAATTACAAGTGAAGGCAGACCACCCGTTGGTATGGGTGCCGGTATTAATACTGGTCTTGGCTATCTTGGTGAAATGGGGTCAACGGCCAGACACAGTTATGATGTTCTCGGGGATGCTGTAAGCACAGCCGCTCGTATCGAAAGCAAGTGTAAAGAGTATGGTTGTGTTTTATTAATAGGCGATGCAACATATCAAGCAACTAAAGACGATTTCTTTTATTTAAAAATAGATGACTTAGCAGTTAAAGGAAAAACTGTAGGTATTGGTATTTGGACAGTGTTAGATGGAATTAAACCTGCGTGGCGTACAGCAAAACGTAAGCACGAAGAAATGCACAAGTTCTACAAAGAACAAAAGTTTGATGATGCGATTGCTAGTTGTGAATTATTGCACAATCATTTTGATGAAAAGATGGCGGCATACTACGATATGTGGATAGAGCGTTGTGAGTATATGAAAACGCAGAAGTTATCCAAAGACTGGAATGGCGTTTTTATTGCTACTACAAAATAAACAAAGTAATAGTTAAACCCATTAAGTTACCAATTAGTAACCCTATACCAAAGGACATTATTAAATCACAATCAGTCCAAAGGCTTTGTCGGCTTAACCATGCTTGAGTAGTAGCATTTTGTATTTCGTAGAACTTATTTTTTAGAAACACTTTTTTTTCCTCTTTTAGTTTTAGCTATAGCATCTTCAATTTCGTCTAGATCAAGATCAAAACTTTTGCCTGTTAGCTTTTCATACTGTTCTTTAAATTCCAGTATCATATTAATTTTTTGATTCAGTCGTATCATATCATTATCTAACATACGAATACGATCTATTAATGCTACAAGTGTAGAACTTGCTTGACCTAGCACTGGTTTAATTTCAGTAGTTACCCATTTCCATACATAGTATACAAAATAAGCTAACCCCATTGCCGCTATGATTGGGAAACCGTATTGATTAATTGCATTAACTAATTCAGTGCTCATTTACTTCCAATATATCCTGCAATTATACCAATCAATCCTGTAAGTGCCATTTTCATTAATGTAATAACACTTTCGTCTACTGGTCTATTTTCTTGTAGTGCAACATAATAGTCGCCTATAATAATAACCCCTAGTAGTCCTAAAACTCCTGCTACTAGAATACAAATAATTAAGTCTTTTAAATTTTTAATCACGCCTTGCGTCCTCCTTGCCTTCGTTAGCCGCTAGTCTATCTACATTGGGTTTGACATTAAGAGCATAGCTCATAAGAGCATCAATTTTAACTAGATCGTTATTCATAGTTTGAACGCGATTGTTTAATGCAGATATCATACCTTTTAGACTATTTACTGACCCGGTAACACTTTCAAGAATAAATCGTAAGGTAGTAAAAACAAAGAGGCCAGCAGCCATTGCTCCTGCGATTGGGAAACCTACTTCGCCTACTATATTTAAAAATTCCATAATATTATTCCACGCCCGGTTATTATATGTATTTATTCAACTTTATTCTTTTTTTTGGTTGACAACGATAATTATAAATGTTACAATAAATATTACAAAGAGAGGTCTATTGATGAAAGAAGGCGTAACAGTTCCTAATGTTGATTTTAAGTATCGATTTAGGACAGATGGGAAACCAATTACATATGTAGATAATAGTAACGGAGATAAAAATCCTTTTGAATGGAAATCTGTCAATTCAGATGAAATATTCAAAAACAAGAGGGTAGTGGTATTTTCACTACCAGGAGCATTTACTCCAACATGTAGTACATACCAAGTTCCAGGATTTGAAGAAATGTACGATAAAATACGCAACTGTGATATTGACGAAATATATGTTATCAGTGTTAATGATACGTTTGTTATGCGTAAATGGATGATTGATCAAAAAATTAAAAATATCAAATTTATACCCGATGGTGCGGGCGAATTCACTCAGATGATGGGTATGCTAGTTTGTAAGCCTATGCAGGGGTTTGGTAATAGATCATGGAGATATGCAATGGTTGTCAATGACGGTGTAGTAGAAAGATTTTGGGAAGAACCAGGACGCAATAATCATTCAGACGATGATGATCCTTATACTGAAACAAAACCAGAAAATGTACTTAAATTTTTAGAGCAAGTTATTTGATAGACTTTGAGATTTATGATTGGACTTCTCTTATTAATGATAGAGCACGGTCCTTTATGTGTAGCGATATAGACAACACTATTGCGTCAGGTAAATTTTGGCATAATAGTCCTCCTTATCAAACAAATATAAATATTTTTGGTATTCCGCACGAAAATTGGATCAATTTAAAAATGAGTTTTATTTGGAGTGCTTTTGCTTTTATGAATCAAGAGAAACAAATAAAAACTATAAAAAGTTGGGGTTACAAGACTAACCTTGACACACAAGAAGACAGGAATGACTATTGGCATCAGCATATACGTGATAACAATTTAGTTGTAAGTGGTGTGTACTATCTTAAAATGCCAGAAGATTGTAATTTAGAAACAAGCGGTACAGAATTAGCACACACTTCACCAGAAGGGGCTACAGAATATGTTCCAGCTAAAGAAGGACATTGGTTAATTTTTCCAGGAAAAACTTGGCACCGGCCTGGGATACTAGAAAGTAACAATTGGCGATATATAGTTGCCGCAGATATGGAGATATAATGACAGACGATTTTAAAAACAAAGAGTATAAAGTAGAAGATATCTTTCAAGACATTGAAGGAGATGATAAGAATACACTTATGACTATCCCGCCTGAAATACTTGAAGCACAAGGATGGGGTGAAGGCACCAAAATCAAAGTAGAGGTTGGTGATAAAGGTACTATTATCATTTCAGAAGTAAAAAGTGAAGGATAAGGGACTTTTAGAGTTTGAAGGAGAGGTAATAGATGTATTACCTGCTCAAATGTTCAAAGTATTATTAGAAAATGGACATACTATAACTGCCTATACAGGTGGTAAATTGAAAAAGAATAAAATACGAATGATACGTGGTGATAGGGTAAGTGTAGAGATATCACCATATGACCTCACAAAAGGCCGCATTGTATACCGTTTAAAACGGTGAAATCAATACTTGACTAAATCTAGTAAATATACTATAATAAGTTATCTTTTAACAGGAGAACTATTGTATGATTATCTCGGTTCGCGGTGGCAGCAAAAGACAAAAAGAGCTAGTAAAATCTATGGTCTATTATTGTCAAAAAGAATTAATGCCAAAATTATGGCGTATTGAAGTAAACATCCACATAAAAGACTTTGGAAAAGATAATACTTTAGGGTATGCTTTACCAGATCAAGATGCTGACCTGCATCGTCCTCGAGCATTTGATATCGAACTAAACAAAAAAATGCGCCTAAGACGGTTATTAGAAACCGTTGCTCACGAAATGGTACATGTAAAACAATTTGCTAGAGGCGAACTGTATGAAAGTACTACACAAAACAAACATAGATGGCAAGGACAATGGCTTTCTAATCACAGAAAATGTGTAAAAGATTACTGGCAACAACCATGGGAAATAGAAGCACATGGTAGAGAGTTAGGTTTGTTTATTGGTTGGTGCAGTGAAAATGCTTGTTCAGAAAAACATTGGGTTCAAGATCCTTTAGGCATAAAATAGTTGACAAACATTCTTTTTGAATGTATAATTATATTATAATTAGGCAAATAAGAAAGGCATATAATGTACGCATCAACCAAGAACAAACTGTTCGACACAAAATCTTTAAAAACAGTTTCAACACAAGAAGCACTTGCTATAGCTGTAGCCGCACAACGTATTAACAAAGGCTATGTAAAAGACACACGTAGATTTTCAGAAGACAATCCTACGATTTTTTCTAACAAAGAAATAGTTAAGTTTGTATTCAATCCTAATTATCGTCCAAATGATTTTGTTTTGCCTACTCCGACAGCAGGTGACTATGCTGAAGTGGCAGAACTACACAAGTGGATGAAGCGTTATGTGATGCTTGGACTTGCTGAATTAGATGACTTCAAACGAGACATGATTAATTCAGTATCGCAAGATACTGTAACAGTTAACAACTTAGGGCGTATTGCGTTTATTCCTGAATTTGTAAAACGTGATCAACATGAAACAGGACTCACTAAAGAGATTCGTACAGAATATAGAAATTCCCAATATTTGGGTAAGGAAAAAGATGCAGTTGAAGGAGCGATTAAAATTCTTGACAAGAGATATAGTACTCAATGGGATTCATATAATTATGTGGCTGTCATTGATGGTAATCTTATATCTTTTATGAATAAGTTTGAATACAACGTAGGCAGTATGCTACGTATCAAAGCCAAAGTAAAAGCACAAACTAAGAACAAACTGTTTGGTGCAAATGAAACAAGGTTAAATTATGTCAAATTATATAAAATACCACTTGACAAACAATAACTAATTGTATATAATAAAAACAACAAAGGATACAACATGACAAATGCATATTATGACAATCGAGTGCAACTAACTTGTACAGACAACGACAAAGTAGTTGAGGCTGAAATAGATAATTTTAAGGCCGAAGATGGATTAAATGCATATGTTGCAGGAAACAAAATTTACTGCAAATACAACGGCAGAGTTTATGTAGGCAATAAAATGGGAATGGAGTTTACTACACCAGGACCTAAACAAATAGCAAAACGTTATAACGGGAGAATTTAATGGAAATCAAAGAAGGTCCATACTTGGACGCATTATCCAAACCAACAAGCGGAGTAATTAAGCAAGAACTTATTACTTACCGTATCAAAGATGGAATGCTTAGGCAGGAAATTACAACAAGACAATTTTTAAAGGATGGAGACTATAATGATGTTTCTACAGTTACTCCTTTAGTTAAAACAGAGATGACATCCAATGCCTAACTTAGTACCTGTAGTAATTGAAAAAGAAAGCCGTGGTGAAAGAAGCTACGACATTTATAGCAGATTATTAAAAGATCGTATTATAATGTTAGACACAGATGTGAATAGTGCATCTGCTAGTTTAATTGTATCGCAAATGCTTTTCTTAGAAAGCCAAAACCCGGAGAAGACTATCAACTTTTATATTAATAGTCCGGGCGGATCTGTTACTGCTGGTATGAGTATCTACGATACTATGCAATTTATTAAAAGTCCAGTTAGTACTATTGTAATGGGACAAGCCGCTAGTATGGGCAGTTTCTTAGCCAGTGCAGGTGCAAAAGGTAAAAGAGTTGTCCTTCCTCACAGTAGGCATATGATTCATCAACCCCTTGGTGGAACACAAGGTCAAGCAAGTGACGTTGAAATTCAATATAAAGAACTACAGTATTGGAAAGAAACATTAACTAAACTGTACGAAAAGCATACAGGACAAAGTTATGCTACACTTGAAGCAGATATGGATAGAGATAACTTTATGAGTGCCAGCGAAGCAGTTAATTATGGCCTTGCAGATAAAATTATGGAGAGTAGATAATGCCAATTCCAGAAAAAATAATTATTCCAGCCGCAAAAGATCCTAGTCTATTTCATTTTTACGTTAGCCTTGTTAAAAGTGCAGTACGTATTGCCGCAGGTGGAGCATTTCTTGTAGCCGGCTGGTACCTTGAAGAATGGGGTGTTTGGGTTATGGTTGCAGGTGCATTACTAATTATTGCAGAAGTATTAGGTATTGTAGAAGAACTATGAGCCAATGGCAAGGAGGAAAAGGTAGTGGTAGAAGAAAAGGACAAGATGATGCAAAGTACAGAGACAACTGGGGAGAAATCTTTGGTGGAAGAAGCAATAGCAACCATGAAAGGGATTCCAACAGAAAAAGAACTGATCCAACTGTTAAGAGAAACAACACAGGAAGTAACGTTTCTAAAACTTGACGGTGACAAACGTGTAATGACTTGCACAAAAAGTTTTGACATAATTCCAAAAGAAAATCAACCAAAATCAGATAAGGAACCAAAACAAGGTACAATTACCGTGTGGGACCTTAATGCAAAAGGATGGAGATCATTTAAATACGATCGAGTCCAAACAGTACTGCCTGTAGCTCAGCTGGATAGAGCGTCTGGCTACGAACCAGAAGGTCAGGAGTTCGAATCTTCTCAGGCAGGCCAAATTCTAGAGAAAGGATAAAGTCTTGAATAAAAAATTAATTATAGCAGGAATGTTTGCATTGTTTGCAACCTCTGCAAATGCCTACAGTACTACAGGTACAATTACAGATCATTATAAAATTGTAATTAGTCAAACACCGTATAGTGTAGAAGTGTGCCGTGACGTAAACGTTAACGGAGACAAAACTGGTGATGCATTAAAAGGTGCAATCATTGGCGGCATCATTGGTAACAATGTTGGCAATATTGAAAACGGTGGCGCCGCAGGTGCAATCATTGGTGGCATTTTAGGACATAATAATTCTAACGCAACAGGTGGAACTAGAACACAATGCACTGTTGAAACTAGATATAATGAAATGTCTTCAGAAGTATACAGTCATAGCACTATTACTTTTTATGATGATGACGGTAGATCACACACCTTACGATACATCAAATAAGATTTCGGAGAGTTGGCTGAGTGGTCGAAAGCGGCACCCTGCTAAGGTGTTATACGGGCAACTGTATCGAGGGTTCGAATCCCTCACTCTCCGCCATAATGGAATATAAATAAATGACGCTGGCATAGCTCAGTTGGTAGAGCAACTGATTTGTAATCAGTAGGTCCCGAGTTCGAATCTTGGTGCCAGCACCATACAAAGGAAACAAGATGGAAATCATTTGGCATATACTATTAACAGTTTGTTCAGGCTCAACCTGCTTAGAACAAGATGTACAATGGTTTGAAACTAGAGCAAAGTGTGAAACTATGCTTATAGAATACATGGAAATACCTGCTGATGGATCTTGGGATACAGTTGAATATATTTGTAAGCCTGTAGGTTCACTTAACACTTGACAACTAGCATATCCTGTGCTAGTATAGTTTATAAAATACATAGAAAGGTCCTTAAAATGAGAGAATGGGTTTATGATTGTTGGAATAGTGTAATGGATTATGAGAAAAATCCTTTAAGTGCTATTCCTGACTTCAGTACAAGACACATGATTATGCAAGTATTAGCATGGATGTGGTGTGTTGTATTTGGTATTATCGTAGGTAGTATGTACGCAGGAGTGTTTAGTATGTTATTGCATACACTTCTATTAGGTGCTATTGCTGTCACAGTAGCAACATTTGAAACTGCAAAAAGAAAGCCTACTGCATTTAACTTTATGGGCGGTTATCACTCATACGGTAGAGGAAGAACATATACTATTTGGAGAGACGAAAAAGGCAATGCTAAAAAGGTTCCGTTAGATCCTAACGATCCAGGTGGCGAACACGAATAAAAATGATACCATAATAAACATCAAACACAATAATCTATTTGAAAGGAGTTTATTATGGAATGGATTCAAGTTGACGAAAGACTACCGGAAGTAGGAACTAACTGTTGGTACTACTTTGATTTAGTAGGTGCCCATAGAGGCACTTATGGAGGACTGTATGAAGATGAAGAAGGCAAGGTTTGGCCTGGTATGAGTATCTTCTATTGTGATTACGGATTTCTAACTGGCGATGTCACTCACTGGCATCCTGATCAAGAAAATCGTCCGGAAGACCCTAAAAAAGGTTGACTTTGTTAAATAACGAGTGTATAGTAAATTTATACTAGAAGGAATAGATACATGATCAAGACTAATACAATACGAATAATATGTTGGCCACTAAAAAGGGGTATGTCTTGACATGACTTTATAAAAAAAGTTATTTTAGATAAGCCCCTAGCACTAATAATGTTAGGGGCTTTTTTTATGGGTGTAGTGTAATGGTAACACAACTGATTCCAAACCAGTTAATGGGGGTTCGATTCCCTCCACCTATGCCAAATAGTCCCGTAGTTTAACGGTAAAACACCCGGCTTATACTCGGCACAGTCTCCAGATTAGAGAGCGATGGGGGTTCGAATCCCCCCGGGACTACCATTTTAGTTGACATACTACACAAACTGTGCTAATATATAAACATAATTAATTTATACAGAGGCACACATGAGAACACAACCACAACAAGTAATTGAAAAATTAGAATTAGACAATAGTCGTCTTGCTAAAGAAGCAGTAATTCAATCAGCAATGCAAGAAGGACTAGACGAGTTTTTCGAAGGTGTCCAGATGGCACTTGATCCACTTGTTACATTTGGCGTAAAGCAGGTACCTGAACGTACAGATATACTTACAGGACAAGGACTAAGTTGGAATGTGTTCAAAGAACTTGCAGATAAACTTATTGCAAGAGAACTTACGGGTCATGCGGCACGTGATGCAATTGAACTTGCAATGGGTGTTGCTACTACAGAACAATGGAATATGTTTTATAGACGTATCTTAATAAAAGATTTACGTTGCGGTGTATCAGAAAAGACTGTAAACAAGATTGCTAAAAAATTTCCACAGTATGCTATTCCTACTTTTACTTGTTCACTTGCACATGACTCAGCTAACCATGAAAAGAAGATGGTAGGCAAAAAACAAATTGAAATTAAATTAGACGGTGTAAGAGTTATTACTATTATCCAAGGCGACAAAGTAGAAATGTTTAGTCGTAATGGAAAACAGTTTCATAACTTTGGACACATTATTGAAGAGATTGAGACAGTAATTAAAGAAAATCCTGTACCTTATCCGCTAGTACTAGACGGAGAAGTAATGAGTGCAAACTTTCAGGATCTAATGAAACAGGTACATCGTAAAGACAATGTACAAAACGATGATGCAGTATTACATTTGTTTGATACTATTCCTTTAGGTTGTTTTAAAAACGGTAGTTGGGATAAGCCACAGAGCTTTAGAAGCCAAATTACTAAGCACTGGGTAGAGGATCATAGAAGCGTTTTAAAGCACGTACAAGCACTTGAATGGGAAGAGGTAGACTTAGACACCACAGAAGGACAAGAACGCTTTGTAGGGCTTAATAAAGCGGCTGTAGACGGTGGTTATGAAGGTGTTATGATCAAAGACATTGATGCTCCGTATGAATGTAAACGAACTCACGCTTGGCTTAAGGCTAAACCATTTATAGAAGTGACATTGGAGGTTAAAGATGTTGAAGAAGGAACAGGACGAAATGAAGGACGACTTGGTGCATTTGTTTGTGAAGGAACTGATGACGGAAAGAAAATTAATGTTAATGTCGGTAGTGGCTTTAGTGATGTTAATCGTGATGAGTTTTGGACTGGTCGCGATAATATCCCAGGTCAACTTGTAGAAGTAAGAGCAGATGCTATCACACAAAATCAAGATGGAACGTACAGTTTACGCTTTCCAAGATTCAAAACATTCCGCGGATTTGACGCAGGCGAAAAAGTTTAGTTAAGTCAAAAAAAGTAGACTTTTATCTCAAATGGCTATATAATCTTTGTAGACGTAATTTTTTAGGAGAATAAAATTGGCCTTACCGAAAGTTAAGAAGAGAAAACCTAGAGCCGCTCCGCGGTTACAAAGGGGTGCCAAACTCAAAGAACCTAGCTGGGAAGGCTGGGAAGAATGGTCAGGCGAACAAATACATCGCTTTAGACGTCATACACATGATTGGTACTATGAACACTTTAAACGTGTAGACTTGTATGATTATGTATACGAATGGATGAAGCAAACTGACAAGTATACTGAAGACCAAATTAGATGGGTCAAAGCCGCACCTAATCATGCATTAAGCATTACGGCAAGTATTGTTGCTCGTATGGATATGATGGGTGCTCCTAGACTAAGCAACAAAGAATCTGAATATTGGGATAGTCTTCCAGGTACTAGTGGACAACTTAAATCTAGTATAGACTTTTTAGAAAGACGTATTCAAATTGCTATTGATACAGGTAAAGAAGCTAAAAAAGAAAAAGATGAAGAAATAGCTAAAGAAGCCAAGAAGCCTGTAATATCTATTCAAGACAGAATTTTAGCACAGGCATATTCCGCATGTGAAAAAATAGATATATGGTTAGATGGGTTTGTAGAAGATCCAAAAACATTTAAAATAGACGGATTAGATATCAAAAAACATTTCATCCAGATGAAAGTTACACAAGCTCATGCTAGAAAGATCAAAGACATTTTCCAACCAGAGTGGAAAGAAATTAATGACTGGTTAAACATGCCTACTCCTGCTCAGCTTAAAAAGATGGACGAGCATACAGCAGACATGTGGGAACAATTAAAAGAAGGATATTCACATAGAACTAAAAAAGAAATGACGTTATGGGGTAATGCTATCGATAAAGTTCTTGTTGCATGTGATATGATAATTGAAAGTGCTAAAGCAACACGCAGGCCACGTAAAGCAAAAGTATACAGTGCAGAAAAACTTGTTGCTAAACTTAAATATAAAAAACAAGATGACAAATATAATCTAGTAAGTATTAATCCTGCAGACATTATATACGCAAATGAGCTTTGGGTCTTTAATACTAAGACTCGAAAGATAGGAAAATATGTTGCTAAAGATCCAGATCCGCAAAGAATGCAAAGACCAGGTAGTGGACTACAAGTAAAAGGTACTACTATCATTGGATTTATTGAAGAAGAAAGTATACAAAAGACAATGCGTAAGCCTGAAGAACAATTAAAAGAGTTTAAAGGTGCAGGTAAAGTAGCACTACGTAAGTTCATGGATGATATAAAAACTACAGATACTAAGCTCAACGGGCGTATAAATCTTGAAACTATACTCCTGAAGACAATCTGATAAATACTTACATGAGCACTAATGATGAGATTACACAGAACTTCCGCGAAGGTTTAAACAGTGTAGGCGATGCCTTACAAGAGATACTGAACAAGCCTGTAGTCGCACCCGAACCGCTTGATAGAGCAATATCAGGTAATAAAATTAACGGTGGAAAGATTACTAATTTTTCTAGTGTAGGTATTGACGATAAAGCAAACAAAACTGTATTAACTGTAAGTAATGACGGTTTACATGTTACTGCTATGCATGTTAATAGCGTAGAAAACAGTTTAAACATCAAAGGCGCACTAACTGTAGACGGAGAAATAACTGCTACTAAATTACACGTAAATGAAATTAGTGCAGACATAAGAAACGAAAGAACAGAACCGTTACAGTTCTTAAGCGAAGGAAATAAACCAGCGTTTGGTAAAGGTTTAATATGGCCATCATCAGGAACTACTAAACAGTTTACACTACAATCAAAACCCGATAGGCTTTTCTCAAGTGAAATTGTAGACCTACAAAGAGATAGACATTTTAGTATAGGTAATACTGAAGTTCTATCACTAAATCAGTTAGGCAATACAGTTGTAAGAAGTAACTTACAAACAGTAGGTACTTTAGAAAATCTTAGTGTAGATGGCAATGTTGATATTGATAACTTTGTATATTGGGACAGTGATACACAACGATTAGGTTTAGGTTGTGCAGATCCTAATGGAGCATTAGCAATTAGATCTCTTGATCACGAATTTGTTATTGATCCAACAGAAGATAAAAAATTTAAATTAGGTACTTGGTCAACTAGTAACCTACAAATCATCACTGATGATACGACAAGAATTGAAGTTGACAAAAACGGCACAGTAGACATTTACGAAGATGTTAGAATAAAAAACAGCATTGGTGTTGGAGTTAAAAATTATTCCAAAGATGCAAGTATCACTACAAGCGGCCCAGTAAGATTCCAAAACAAAAAATTTGAAGTTGCAAATAATATTCCTACTTCAGGAACATATTCTAAAGGTGACATAATATGGAATGATGCTCCGGCACCGTCAGGTTACGTTGGATGGATATGTGTAAGAGAAGGTACTCCTGGAATGTGGAATGCTTTTGGGCAAATATCTAAGTAGTGAGAATCATGAATGCTAGGAAAAGACAACCGGTTAGTTAAACGACTTACACAATATCGTATATGGGTTATACTTGCAAGTGCTCTCCCCCTTATTTCATTAGCATTATTATTACTAACAGACTACCTTGGATGGAACGAGTTCTATACAAAACTGTCAATTATTTTAACGTGTGTATTTTTCTCTATAACTATATTATGGTGGTGGTGGACAATGGCATCTATTAGAGATGTCCTTACATCTATTCAAACCACATTAGATAAGTTTACTGAAATAAGTACAGAAGTAAAAAGTATTAAAGAGGATTTAAATGGCCTGTCTAGTAATAGGAAACGGAGAAAGCCGAAAGAACATAAGCCTAAAGAGTAGAGATTACGATCTTACTATAGGTTGTAATGCAGTTCTTAGAGACTATCCTGTTGATTACCTAGTATGCGTTGATCGCAGAATGGTTAAAGAAGCATTAGAGCAAGAATATAAGCCAGTAATTTATACTCGCAAAGATTGGCTTAGTGGTTTTAGTTATCCTGTTGTCCCTGTACCAGAATTACCTTATAAAGGAAGTAATAGACCAGACGATCCTTTTCATTGGGGTAGTGGACCGTATGCTATTTTGATAGGCGCTTTAGAGAGCAATAAAGTTGATCTAGTCGGATTTGATTTATATGGTATAGACAATAAATTAAATAACATTTATAAAAATACACACGGATATGATGACTCACACAAAAATGCAGTTGATCCTAGATATTGGATTTATCAAATTGGCAAAATATTTGAATGTTTTCCAAATACAAAATTTACTATCTACAATAAAAAAGATTGGAATTTGCCCGATAACTGGATTTTTTCAAATGTTTCTCTTGACATTGTGGACAATTTATAATATAATAAACACATTATTAACACTAGAGGACTTATACGTCGACCCTCTTAAAATACTCCGCCGTTTTATAGGAGAAAAATATGGCATACTACAGTACTAAAACATACGGACACAATATAGGACTTTCAGCAGTGTTCCGTCAACCCAAAGCAATGCATTCACACTGTCACCTACTACATGGTTACAGTTTAGCATTTAAGTTTACATTTGGTTGTAGAGAATTAGATGAAAAAAATTGGGCTGTTGACTTTGGAGGATTAAAACCTTTGAAGGCTTGGCTTGAAGATTCATTTGATCACAAGACAGCAGTTGATATTGCTGACCCAGAACTTGAAACACTAAAAGCTCTAGAAGAAAAAGGTCTAGCAGAAATTAGAACTTTTGACGGTGTTGGTGCAGAAAAATTTGCCGAACATGCATGGGCATTTGCAGACAAACTGATACGTGAAGGAACAGATAACCGTTGTTGGTGTGAGTCAGTTGAATGTAGCGAACACGGTGCAAATAGTGCTATCTATACACCCTTTCAAGTACAGAAGATGTCGTTTGTAGATGGCTAAGACATATACAGCCGGCGAAACAAAAGCTGAACGCAAAGCAAGAAAAAATAAAATAAAAGCTGAGAAAGCAGGTATAACTATTGTACCTGCTACTCAACCAAAATATTTTCTGTTAAGTTTAAAACACGGAAAGAAGTATTCTTCAGAATATGTTAATAGATTATACGATATGGTCAGTCGTAACTGTACTCTTGATTATCAATTTGTTTGTTTAACTGATGATCCAAAAGGACTAAACGGTAATATTGTTACACACCCATTGCCACCCGAACTTACAGGATGGTGGTGCAAACCTTATATGTTTTCTAAAGACTTACCTATTAAAGGTACAATATTATATATGGATTTAGATGTAATTCTAAGTGGCAATATAGACGAGCTGTTTACATACAAACCAGGCAGGTGGTGTGCAATTAGAGACTTTACTAGAAAAATGCGTCCTAGCTGGGTAAAGTACAATAGTAGTATTGTTAGATTTGATACAGGACAACTTGATCATGTATGGACCGGCTTTAAAAAAGGTGCCGTAAATATTATGAAACGTATGCACGGAGATCAGGATTGGTTGTATGAAGCTGATAAAAATGCAATTTATTGGCCTGATGATTGGATACTAAGTTGGAAATGGGAAATTAGAAGAGACAAACAATTCTTACCAGGCGGTATGCGAGGTGATAGAAAATTTAAAATAGTAGAACATTGTAAGCCTCCCGAAACATGTAAGGTTTGTGTTTTTCATGGAGATCCTAATCCTCATAACTGTGATGACCCATGGGTAGTAGAAAATTGGAAGTAAAAAAACATTATATATTTGACGTTGATGGTACACTAACACCAAGTCGTCAAGTAATTGACAGTGACTTTGCTGTGTTCTTTAGTAACTTCTGTGCTGAGAATGATGTGTATCTTGTTACAGGAAGCGACAAAGAAAAAACTATAGAACAGATAGGTGAGGAAATTTATAGTCTTACTAAACGTGTATACAACTGTTCAGGTAGTGATATTTGGGAAGGTGAAACACATATTAGATCAGATGAATGGAAAATATCTTTATTTGAAAGATCGTGGTTAGAAGATAAATTAGAAGAAAGTTCTTTTCCATTACGCACTGGTCTACACATTGAAGAACGACCCGGTATGATTAACTTTAGTATTGTAGGACGTAATGCTACATTAGGTGAACGTAAACTGTATGTAAAATACGATAAAGAACATAACGAACGAAATATAATTGCAGAATTATTTAATAACCAATTTGATCATTTAATTGCTAGACCAGGAGGAGAAACAGGTATTGATATCTCACCCAAAGGTAAAGATAAAAGTCAAATTCTAGTTGACTTTGATCCTAGAGATGAAATACATTTCTTTGGAGATAGAATGGACCCTGCAGGAAATGACTATCCTCTCAAAAAAGAAATCATTGACAAGGACTTAGGAATGTGTTATAATATAAAAGATTACAATGAAACATGGAAATTATTGAAAAATTTATGATAACAAAACGTATAAAACACTGGGCAGATGTATGCAAATTACACTGGAAAGAAATTATATCTCTTGCTATCGCACTACATTGGTTAACAGATTTATTAATTATTATACCATTGTCATTAGTAATAGGATATTTTACTGGGGTACACTTTGGACACGGACATTAAACGTATAGGCTTTGCATGTAAGTACATGCATCCTGACCAAACACAAAAAAAGAAATTACTTGAGGAAATACAGCGACCGCTAAATACTCGAAGCACTACTGTACAGTGGCTGAATAGACAGACACGCGACGTTGCTGAAGAACGCTTATGGGACATTATGGTCCATAACATTGCGTCATATGAAAGGTTAATAAAATATGTTGGAGAACTTCCCCCTGAACTTCGGATGGTACGATTGGGTAGTGATGTGCTTCCTGTTTATACCCAGTCTGATTGGAGTTATTATTGGAAGCGTAATGATGTACGTGCATTCGCTGAAAAAGCATTTAGAAAAGTCGGAGAAACAGCAAGAGCCCTCGATGTCAGATTATCGATGCATCCCGGTCAGTTTACAGTACTGGCCAGTGACAACGATGATATCGTCGAAAGATCAATAGAGGAGTTTGAATATCATGTTGATTGCATCAGATGGATGGGCTACGGCCAAACATTCCAAGACTTCAAGTGCAATGTCCACATATCCGGTCGTAAAGGTCCAGCCGGTATCAAGCACGTTGTCAACAAGAGACTTTCTCCAGAAGCGAGAAACACGATTACAATCGAAAATGACGAGAACAAATGGGGCATCGACGCAAGTCTTGAACTTGTCGACACCTGTGCTCTCGTACTTGACATACACCATCACTGGTGCCGTGAAGGTGAATACATATTACCCACCGACGATAGATTTACTCGCGTAATAGATTCGTGGCGTGGTGTACGTCCAGCAATACATTATTCTTACAGTAGAGACGAACATCTACCTGCAGACTTTGCACACGACACTATGCCCGATATGAATACATTATTAGAGGCAGGTTATAAGAAAGCTAAATTACGAGCTCACAGCGATTACTATCCTAATCAACTTGTTAATGATTGGGCACTGTCATTTTTACCTTATGCAGATATCATGTGTGAATCTAAATGTAAAAATCTAGCAAGTATAGACTTGTATAAATATTATGACGCAAAGGAACACTATGAACTATTTAAACAGAATGTACAACAGCAAGAACGTAAGCTCGAAAACGCATGAAAACGTATCAACAAAAAATCCTAACCGCATAGCGGGTGGTCTTAAAGGACAAGGTGTTGATCATTTCGTAATGGTATCAGAAGATGGGTTAGAACAAAGAGTTCCTAGTCATCGATATGTAAATAGCTTAGAAGAGCAGATAAAGAAACAGCGAGGCGCAATTAATGTTTTAGAACGTAAACTGGCTCGCTGTGAATCTGCTATTAATAAACTAAATTCTTTAAAATCTATTTCTTAGATAATGCAAAGACTTCTTTAACTAAGTCGTCTTTCTTTCTTCTCTTATCAATATCAACTTCGTAATTCTCTTTAGCAAATGCTTCGAGTTTATCTTTAGTTAATTTTGCAAGATCAGCTTTTTTTACTGCAACTTTTTTAATAGGTTGCTTAGGTTCAGGTAACACTTCGTTTACAACGTTTGTTACTGTTCCAAAACCCAAAAGTTTTTTAAACCAATTAAACATAATTTCTCCTAATATTAGCGTTGGCAGTATATATTTAACTAAATATGCATATAAGAGACATTAAAATGAACTCTTAATAGGAGAATAATATGAGAAACTGGATTAAAAATAGATTAGATGAACGTACATCTTGGGACGGAGCCGCACTAATTGTTGTTGGTGTTATCGTATTAATTGCAGGGCCTTTTGCTAAGTTAGCCGCATATGCCGCTATTGCATACGGTGCATGGACTATTTGGAAACAAGAAAACTAGATTTTGCTGATATCTAAGGCACTGGACGCAGGCATATCCCAAATTTGTTTACGTTCAATGCCTTTTTTCTGTGCAAATACCTTTGCATCACAGTTCTTACATACATGAAAGTAATTGTTTGATATTCTTTTAGGATCCATACTACCTCTTGCACGTTCAAACTCTACACCACAGTTGTCACATCTTAGAACAACATATGTGCTTTCGCGTACATACCTATGTTTATGTCCGCATTTACTTGCACGTTCATGCCAACTCTTTTTTTTGAATTCTTTAATATACATAACTATATTTACATTAAGATTATAAAACGATCCGATAAATACATATAATTAAGGAGCACATATGTTACCTATTACTATAACAAAGTCAGCTAAAGATAAGATAAACGAGCTATGCAGTGTAGAGCCTAAGCATTTCGCAGTACATTTAGGTTTAAAAGGCGGTGGCTGTGCAGGGTTTGAGTACGAATGGGATATGTGTGAAAAAAATGATGTTGGCGTTAATGACGAAATAGTTAACTGTGGAGATGGTAAACTTGTTATTGATTCTACTAGTTTAATGTATTTGTTTGGATCTGAAATAGACTATAGTAGAGACGTATTCCAAACACAATTTGTAATTAATAATCCAAATGCTCAAAGTGCATGTGGTTGTGGAGTAAGTGTAAACTTTGACATGACTAGCGTTGAACAAAACAATGAAAAGATAACGGAGCTCAACTAAGATGGCAAGACAAGGAATTAATATTGGTGTAGAGGGTAATGACGGTACAGGCGATAGTATTCGTGAGTCGTTTAAGAAAACCAATGAAAACTTTACAGAACTATACGCAGTATTTGGTCAAGGCGGTCAAATTAGTTTTACAACACTAAGTGACACACCAAATAGTTTAACACCAAACACAATACCGTTAGTTGATAGTACTGGCGGAAATGTACAACTTGTTACCCTTGCAAGTAATAATGCATTAGATTCAAATGCCGCAGATACTATTACATTTAGTTATAGTCAAAGCGGAAAACTAATTATATCCAGTGCGTTTACAAAAGTAGCAGACGATACAAAACCACAAATGGGTGGGCCATTAGACGCATTGAATAGAGCTATTGGTAATGTTTCAGTTTCAGAAGCGGCAGTTACAGACTTTAACAATCAACATGGTACTAGCATATCTATCAATGATTTAGTTATTTCTAAAGGTTATGCTGACACAAGATATATTAGCTCTAACTTACCTATTAGATTACAAAGCGAACCAGCCAATGCTACCGGATACACGCTTACTATTTCAAGATATGTAAGTGGTAACCCAGAAGTAGTTGGTCATGGTTATGATACTACTATTAACGGATTGCCATTCAAATTTATTGCAGAAGATACAGAGCCAACAAACCTTGACAGCGGAACTACTTATTTCTTACGATACAAAAATGATAATACATTTACTGTACATGCAACAAAAGCTCAAGCAATAGTAGACGATCAAACAGCGGCAGATACTAGTAGAATTTTTATTACAGGTAGTATTGCATCAGATGACGTCCACTCGTTTGTTGATGCAGGATATGATTCTACCTTAGAAGGTTTTTACTTATCAGACGTTGGTGTTCCGAGAGATGGAATAACTAGACGTCAAGGCGATACAATGACTGGTGCATTAACATTGCACGACCATCCAGGGGACCTTGCAGGACTTTCAACAAACAAAGAAGATTTACAAGCCGCAACAAAATTTTATGTAGATAATACAAGTTATAGTTCACCAGAAAATTTATTTGTAAGTACTACTGGTGACGATACAATGGCTGGAGTACCTCCAGGAAAAGAAGGTACAAGTTATTCATATGCATTTAGAACTGTAAATGCGGCCGCACGTAGAGCAGAAGAATTAATTAAAACTGCACCAGTAGAAGCAGGTCCTTACTTCCAAACAATTACTAAAGACAATGGTGCTACTAATTCTACTACAACTACTTCAGCAGTAAATTCACCTGTTTACGAACAAGCACGTAAACTTATAGATAACAACAGAACATATCTTATTGATGAAGTTTCTGCTTTTATTAAATTTACATATCCTAATTATGTGTACAATACTAAAACTTGTAAACGAGATTTAGGTAAAGTACTTGATGCAATAGCATTAGATATTAATAGAGGATTAAATGCTAACTTTCTTACACGTTTAGCAGCAGAAAGATACTATTCAGGTGTGAGTGGTAGAAAAGCTATAACATCACAGCTTACTGAAACAGTTGCATCGTTTAATAAGTTAAGAGACTTTGTTGAGGTTGCATTACAAAACACTGGATTACAACAGAAAAATATTACAGACATTACAGAAGCTACAATACCTGTAGTAACTACTTCAACTGATCATGGACTAGTTAACGGCAACCAAGTTAGGTTTGCAAGTGTAACTGGTATGACTGAAATTAATAATCAAATTAAATATGTCAAAGTATTAACACCAACAACCTTTGAAATATTTACTGATTCAGCATTAACAACGGCATATGATACAAGTGGATTTACAAACTATGTGTCAGGCGGTACTATTGATTTAAGATACCAATCAGATGAAAGCCAGTACTTTGATACTGTAGGCGGTAATGCAGGAGTTGCAGAAAGAGGAGCAGTTGTTGCTAAGTTTAATTTATTAACTAATATTATTCAAAATGGTATTGATGTAGGTGCAGATGTTGTTTATGGAAGCACATTTAAAGTTGTGATGGATAATGGTGGGCTTACAGCAGTTGACCAAGGTAAATCTGATAATGTTGATATTTTGCCAGGTAAAGTTATAGTTGGTAAAAGGTCTGGAGCAATAGGTAGAGTAGTAAGTTTAACAACTAATGACGGAACTGAAAGTAACAACGATACTATACAATTACACTTGTTAGAGCCTATTGAGTTTGAAGTAGGTGAAGAAATAACATACGGAAACTATGTTAAGCAGAAACAAATAACAATACATCTTGAGTCAGGTTTTTATGATGAAGATTATCCAATTAAAATCGCAGCAAACGTATCCATTAAAGGGGACGAATTTAGACGTGTAATTATTAGACCAAAAAATAGAATTTCACAATCTAAATATGCAAACACATATTTTTACAGAGACAAAACATTTGATGGACTAACTCTTGCATCAGAAGGTTTAGGATTTATAAACCAAACAGGTGTGGAACAAGGCTTCTTTGGATATCATTATTCACTTAGACCTGATAGACCTGTTAACGTAGGTCCGTCAGTTACTAACGTTGGTAATTATCCTAACTCAGCATTTATTTTACAAGAAAATAAAGAGTTTATTAAAGAAGAAGTTATACAATATCTAACAACTAACTTTTCAACACTAGTATATAACGAAACAAAATGTAGACGAGATACAGGAATAATTGTAGACGGACTATCACATGATCTTACAGTAGGTGGAATTGAAAAAGCATTAGAAAATCAGGGAGAGTATTATTCAGGTGCATTAGGTGATAGTACGCAAGAAGTTGCAACTGAAGCAGCCATTAGTCATATTAGTACACTAGCTTCTTCATTACTTACAGGCTCTGCTCCTTCATACTCTGGTTCAATTGCGCCAGACTTAAGAAACGGTGCAGGTGAATCTGGAACAGTTACTATTGTAGGTAACTTAATTGACACTATTAATTTTGCATTTAATGTAGAATATAATCCACCTTTACGTAACGACGAGATGGATGTATTCATGATGAATGATGCAACTATACTACGTAATATTACTGTGCAAGGACACGGTGGATTTATGTTAGTGTTAGATCCAGATGGACAAGTACTAACTAAATCTCCTTACATTCAAACAGGTTCGAGTTTTAGTAAAAGTGAAAATAAAAAAATATTTGCTGGTGGTATTTACTGTGATGCATTTGTTGGTAACTTACCTATTTCAATTGAAACAAAAACAAATAATTTTAGACTAAATGTACGAAGTCCAGTTGGTCAAGGTTTACGTATTAGAGAACCTCAATTACCATGTCCTTTTTATATTGACGGACGTAGATATCAAGTTAACGCTATATCAGATTACGATAGTGGACAAGGTACTGCTACACTTTATCTAGATGCAGGATCAAATGCAGGAACAGGTTATGACGAAAGCCAGTTTGATGTTAATCCGGGTACTGTAGCACGAGATGTATTCTTACAAACAGCTGGTAACAGAAGTATACTTGGTAACGACTTTACACAAATTAATGATTTAGGATATGGACTTGTTTGTAACAATGGTGCTTTTTCTGAGATGGTTAGTATGTTTACATATTACTGTCAAGCGGCATACTATGCAAATAACGGTTCTGAAATTAGATCACTAAACGGTTCAAACGGTTATGGTAACTTTGGTTTGATAGCTGAAGGTGCTGATCCTAATGAAGTACCTGATCAAGTTATATTATTGAATGACATGGTTCAACCTGTAAAAGCATACACAGATTCAACTTATACAAACGCATTTGAATCAAACACACTTACAGTAACAGATGCAAAAGTTGCTCCTACAGGAAATAGTAAATTAACTATCCATCATGGCGGATCTACAGGAAGTTTAGATTATATTATTTCACAGGTTACAAACCTAAGTGATGTGGACGGTGACGGTACGTTAGGTGAAGCAGGCGACATAGTAGTTACTGGTATTAATACAGTAACTAATATTAGTGGAGCAGACGCGGCTAGAACACCAGGAACATACGATGTTAGTTCGTTTAGTGTAACTGGTTCAGGACAAACTGGCGGACGATTCCAAGTTACTATTGACGGCACAGGACAACCTGCTGTAACAGTAACAGCATGTGGTGAAGGATATGCCGCAGCACAAACCGTAACAGTAGCAGCATCACAAATTGGAGGCACAGGTACTGCAATTACATTTGACGTTGGATCAATATTTGGAGCATCAGGTAATGTACACAGTAATGCAATTTATAAGTTAGATCTTAGATCTGACGATATTGTTGCAGATAATTTCTTTGGTACTTTGAGAGGTACTGTTACTAATAATAGTATGATTGAATTTAAACATAACTTAAATCAACAGTTTGAAAGAGTAAACAATCCTACAAGTATTGTAACAAGACCAAGTACTGCTATTAACTTTGACGAAAGTGACGATACTACATACAGAAGTATTGGGTTTAGTGCAACTAATGATGTAAACATAGCATTACAAGCAGACGAAATTCAAGCAACATTTGAAACAAACTTTGAGTTTATTAATCTTATAGTTTCAGGTGCAAATATAGGCAGCGGCAACGGTAGTGCTCAAGGTAATACAAGTCTTGCTATTGCAGAACTTGATACTACTAGTCAGACTAGACTATTGAGAGATATTGCAGGATTGCAACCTGGAGCAGGTGGTTACGCCGGCGGTATGATATTTACACACAAAGGTAAAACACACCAAGTTACAAGTTATACTGGTGGTCAAGGTGTATCACCTAATCTATATGCTATTATAACATTCACAGATGTTTCTAGTACAAATATTAGCTCTTATGGTGGTACAGGGTTAGCCGAAGCATTTACAAGTGCAGGCGGAACATTACTTGCAGGATTGCCAAAAGCGTCAACCGCAGAAATTACGATTGCTATTTCATTACTACGTGCAACAGGACATGACTTTACACAAATTGGTACAGGATCATATAACGATTCAAACTATCCAAATGTTATTTTAGGTGATCCTGAAAATAATATTGCAGACTTTTACACTGATTCACCAACAGCTACGTCATCTCAAGTTTGGGAAAGACGAAAAGGTAGAGTATTCTTTGTAAGTACAGACCAATTTGGTTTCTTCCGTGTTGGTAAGTTCTTTAGTGTCGACCAAGCAACTGGTGATATTAGTTTTGCTGGTGAGATTGGTATTACAAATGCAAACAGTTTAGGATTTAAAAAGGGTGTTACTATTAATGAATTTAGTTCAGATGATAGTTTCGCTGATGATTCAGGACAAGCAGTACCTACAGAAAAAGCAGTAGCATCTTACTTGACAAGAAGATTAGGACTAGATGCAAGTGGTAACCAAGTACAAGCATCGCCAACAGGTAACAGACTTGGTACTGGTGTAGTTGCATTGAATGGTATTACCGAAATGGAAGGCGACTTACAACTTGGATCAAACAAAATTATTAACGTTGCATTACCAGGAAGTGATGGCAGTGCGGCTACAAATAAAAATTATGTAGATAGCAAAGTACAATCATTTGATGAGATAGAAGATTTAAGAAACGTAGAATTTAACTCTCCCACAGCAGGCGATATTTTAGTAGTTACAGGAAAGAAAAGAATTTATGTTACTCCTCCGTCGGGTGGAACTATAGTTGCTGGCGATACTATCACAGTTGCAAGTAAATCAGGTACTGTTGTTGATATAGAAGCAGTAACAGATTCTATATTAGGTAGTGTAAGTATTATAACATATACACCTGTAGCAGGTGTATTTGCAAATGCAGAATCAATTACAAATAGTACTGCTACAGCAACTATTGTAGACGGGCCTGTAGATGAAGTTGCTAACGCACCAGAAGATAATGCAAGTGACGTAAACATAAGTGTTACACGTGATGCAAGTGGTGCTAAGATTAATTTACAACTTGAAGCAAATAGTGTATTGAATGCTGATGTTTCAACAACTGCCGCAATATCTCAAAGTAAATTAAATTTACAAAATGCAGATACGTTTGATGAAAGCAGTGCAACTACAGGCTGGTCAGGAAGTACACCAAAAGTACAAGCAGATTTAGGACTTGCTAAGTTTAGTGATGAAAATTTTGAAACATCAAGTGGTTATGTAAGAGTAAAAGAACACGGAATCATATTTAACGAGATACAAGAAATTGGCTCTGATAAAGTTATTGGTAGAAGTGCTACAGGTACTGGAGATGTAAGTGACATTGCCTTTAGTACTGTGGTAGATCAGGGTTTTGGTTTACAAGATAATGATTTCACAAACAGCGAAGCAATACAAGAATCAGGTACAGTCCTTACATTAGTAGGAGAAGTAAGTGTTGTAGACGGTGAAACAATTACACAAGCAGCATCGGGTGCAAATGGTGTTGTACAAGGTCAAACATTTTCTGAAAACAAAATTGTATTACACTCAGTATCAGGAACATTTAATAGTACTAACCAATTAAGCGGAAGCTCATCGGGTGCATTGGGTTCAAGTAGTATTCCTAGTTCATCCTCAGGTACAGCACTAATAGGTAAAGTACTTATTCAAGTAGCAGATGGAGTATACGGTACTACAAGTGTTAGTGTAGGAAGTACAACAAATACTATTGCAAGAAGAAACAATAGCGGTCATTTACAAGCTGAAGCTTTTGTAATTGGTGGTACAAATACACAGGTTGTTTTAAGTGAAAGTGGAGGTACTTTAAGTTTTAAAACACCTGCACAAGGAACTATATTAGAAGCAACAGGTACAAACAATACTAGCCAAAATGGCGTAACTGTTAATATGAAAGGTAATCTAGATGTAGGCGAAACTGGATTATCACAAGGTGTATTCCAAGGGGCAAGTACTTTCAATAACGAAGGTTATGTTGCGGCAGACTGGATGTATACAAACTTTATTGAATCAGCTAATGAATCAGCGGCTGCAGATAGTACGGGTATTAGTATTGGTAACGGTAGTGGCTTTGCACAAGCTGGAGCAGGTAAAATTGTTTTAATCAGTGACGGTGTTGAAGTTTACAATCAAAGTAGTACAGGTGCAGCAGTAGGCGGCACATTTGATGTAAGTGGTATTGTAAACTTGAATGCTACTACAGCAAGTTCAAATTCAACTACAGGAGCATTAATTGTAGATGGCGGAGTTGGTATTGCAAGTAATCTTAATGTTGGAAGTAATCTTGGTGTTGGTGGTACATTTACTGTAACATCAAACGCTACTGTAAATGGTACAACAACATTAAACGGCAACGTTGACATAGGTAATGTAAACACTGACTCATTAACTATAACTTCACGCATTGATTCTAATGTAGAACCTAGCACAAATAATGCAAGGAACATGGGTGCTAGTGGATTGCGTTGGAACACAATGTATGCAACAACATTTAATGGAGTTGCTACAACTGCACAATACGCTGACTTAGCTGAGAAGTATATTCCAGACATGATGTATGAACCAGGCACTGTATTAATATTTGGTGGTAGTGAAGAAGTTACTACTACACAGTTAAAAGGTGATCCAAGAGTAGCAGGAGTAGTAAGTACAAATCCTGCATACTTAATGAACTCTGAACTTCAAGATGCAGTAGATGTTGCACTAGCAGGTAGAGTTCCGTGTAAAGTATTAGGTGTAGTGAAAAAAGGTGATATACTAATTTCAGCAGCAATACCAGGGTATGCTGTTGTTAACAATATACCAGATGTTGGTACTGTAATTGGTAAAGCACTACAAGATAAACCAGGACCTGAAAAAGGTACAATTGAAATAGCGGTAGGAAAAGCATAATGGCAACTAGATATCCTTTAATATTAGATACAGATGATAGTAACAAACTTAAGGAATTACCTAATGGTGATAAACTTAATTTAGATAGCAATGATATTGTTAATGTTGTTAATGTTACCGCAACAGGAACTATTACAGCGGGAACTATATCAGCTGCAAATGTAATACAAAACGGTAATACATTACAAAGTGTTGCGTTTTCGGGTAATTATAATGACTTAACAAGTAGACCAACAATATTTTCAGGTAGTTGGAATAATCTAACAGATAAACCTGCTATTTTTGACGGTGACTATAATTCGCTCGTGAACAAACCAACTATAGCTACTAACACTTCGCAATTAACAAATGATGCTGGATTTATCACAGCAGCTCAAGAATTACAAAGTTTAAGTTTTGCAAATGGAACATTAACTATTTCAAATGGCAATAGCATTAATATATCTAGTATAGATATTACTGGTAGTGTATTTGCAGATAATAGTACTTTACTTGTAGACGGAGTTGCAGGCAATATTCCAAGTGCAAATATTTCAGGAACTGAAGCAACTAATTGGAACGCAGCGTTTGCTTGGGGTAACCATGCAAGTGCAGGATATCAAGTAGCTGGTGCACCATATGATGGTGATTTAACAGGTAGTGTGTTTGCAGATAATTCAACACTGTTAGTAGATGGTGTAAATGGCGTAATACCAGGATATATTAGTATAGCATCACTTAAAACAGAAGTTGCAGCAAGTGCAGACTTTGCCGCATTTAAAGTTAGGATTGCTGCTCTTTAATGAGTGACGATAAATATAGTATAGGAGCAATACATGGCACTAGAATCGATTAATGTAGGTAACTTAGCAAATGACGGAACAGGTGATGATCTTCGTCAAGCCTTTGTTAAAGTTAATAACAACTTTGTATATTTAGAAGCACAAGATGCAGCATCTGTTGCAGGAGTCAATGTAGGTAGTCTTGGTGCAGGAATATTTAAAGACAAAGTTGGAACAAACTTAAACTTTAAAAAACTAGTTGGTGGTACAAATGTAACAATCACAGATGCAGGCGAAACACTTACATTAGATGGTCCAAATTCTATTAATCAGTTATTGGTAATAAGTGATAGCGGTACAGTTACAGTAACAAACGGACAAACAATTACACTATCAGGCGGCGAAGGTCTTCAAACAAGTGTAACAGGACAGACATTAAATATTGCACTCGATACAACAAATATTTTATCACGAGATACTGCTCCAACTCTAAGTGCAAACTTAAATGCTAATAATAAAAATATTATAAATGCAGGAACTGTAAATTCTGATACTTTTGTTGGCGCACTAACAGGGTTAGTAAATGGTTATGACTTAAACGTAATTGGTCCTTACTTTCAAGGGTTTGACTTTGGGCAACTTAGACCAAATTATAATAGTGCTATTGAGTTTATACTTGCAGAATCAGACGTAGATTTTGGTGCAATATCAGGAGCAGGTGTAAATCTTGCAAATGCTGATATTGGCACATTTACTTAAAGCAGGACACTATGTGGAATCAATCATCGGGCACAAAATTAGCAGTACTACAAGAGCAAGTAACCACAAGTGTTGCTCTTCCCTTAACTGAAAATAATGCTACTACAACGATAATTAGTGGTAGTTTACCTAGCGGTTTAAGATTATTAAATAATGTTATTGTAGGTACTCCTTATGAAGTCTCAAGAAATACAGAATTTAAATTTGTTATAAGAGCAACATATAACAGTGCTATAAAAGATAGAACTTTTAGTATTGAAGTACAAGGAGCAGACGATCCTGTTTGGCAGACTCCAGAAGACTTACTTGCAGTAGGCCCTAACAATACATTTTTTATACTTGATAGTGCATTGGTAGATTATCAATTAAGTGCAACAGACACTGATACCAAAGCAGGACAAAAACTAGAATACTTTATTGCGTCTGGTGACGGAGAGTTACCACCAGGTATACAACTTACAACTGATGGAAAAATTGTAGGTATAGTAGATCCTATACTTGCTATTGAAAAAGGTTCATTGTACGGTGATGGTAATTACGATACAGGTCCTTATGATATACAAAACGCAGGATATGATTTTGGTATAAGATCAAACAACGGGTTTGATAGTTATTTCTTTGATACAACTATATACGATTATAATATTCCTACCAAAGCACCAAAAAAACTTAATAGGTATTATCAATTTAAAGTAAGTGTAAGTGACGGCGAATCTATTGTTAAACGAACATTTAGAATTTATGTAGTTGGTGACGATTTCTTAAAAGCTGATAATACTGTATTACAGATTGGTACTAATACGTTTAAAGCTGATAACACTAACATACGTGTTCCTGTATGGCTAACACCTGCAGACTTAGGTTACAGACGTGCTAATAATTATGTTACTTTATTCTTAGATACAATCGATAGTAATTCACTTACAGGTGTTGTTTCATACCTTTTACAATCAACCAATCCTGATACTACTCCAAGTACATTACCACCCGGGTTATCACTTGATAGTACTACTGGAGAAATTGCAGGCAGGGTACCTTATCAACCGGCAGTTACAGTAGAGTATAAATTTACTGTTAGAGCTAGTAGATTTACTCCTGATCAACCTGAAGAAGCAATAACAGATAAAACATTTACAGTAAAATTATTAGGGGAAGTTAATAGTACTATTACATGGAAGACAGATACTAAACTTTCAGATATTAGTAGTAACTATATTTCTACTCTAAGTGTTACTGCAACTACTAACGTACCAAACGGAAAAATGCTTTACAGTTTAAACAGTGGAAGATTACCTCCGGGATTAAGAATTAATTATGATGGTCAAATTATAGGTAAAATTAATAGTTTTGGCACATCAACAAATATTGGACTTACAGTCTTTGACAGCCAAGGAATGACATTTGATGCAAACACAACTTCTGTAGATAGAAAATATGAATTTGTTGTAAAAGCACAAGACCAATTTGGTTACAGTGCTAAAACAAAAAAATTCAGTATTACAGTATCTGATCCAGATGACAAATTCTATAGTAATTTATTTGTTAAGCCGTTGATGAAAAAAGAAAAACGTCAGTTATTTTTAAACTATATGAGCGATGTATCAATGTTTGATCCAGATAATATCTATCGTCCAGATGATCCAAATTTTGGATTACAAAAAGAAATAAAAATGTTAGTGTATGCAGGTATTGAAACTAAACTTGCAAAAAACTATGTATCTGCTATAGCAAAAAATCATAAAAGAAAATCTTATAAGTTAGGAGAAGTTAAAAAAGCAGTTGCAAAAAATCCTGGTAGTACAGACACAGTATACGAATTAGTTTACATTGATGTTATAGATCCTGCAGAATCTACTATTGGTAAAGTTGCAAATAAACTTGGCGTAGAAACAGGAAATAAAATAACTATAGATAGTGTAAAACATGATCCTGAAAATCAATATTACGATTGGTCAGAGAAACCAAATGTGCCTGTTAGAATAAGACCAGGTAAAGAAGCAGTTATTACACTTGGAAATACATTTGATGTAAGTACAAGAACGCAGGATTATAAGTTTACATATTCAGACGGATTATTTGTATACACAAGAGCAACTGTTGATAATAAAAAAGGAATTGCTATCAATCCTGGAAAAGGGCCTAATATGAGATTTAGACCTGTACCAAAGGAGAATACAATTAAGTCTGATAGTAATGCTGTTACGATAGATAGTAACTACGACAATACAAAGTATATTTCTAATATTACTAATATGAGAGATAAAATAAGAACAGTAGGATCAACTGAAGGTAATTTTCAACCTTTGTGGATGCGTACTGCTCAAGGAAATAATATTGCTGCTTTAGGATTTACTAATGCTATACCGCTATGTTATTGCAAACCAGGAAAAGGTGACACTGTAATGACTGCTATAAAAAATAATACAGCAAATTTTAGCCAGTTTCACTTTGATATTGACAGATATATTATAGATAGTACTACAGGTATAGGACAAGAACAATATTTATTGTTCGCAAATTATAGATTCAACGTATAGTAAAGATAAATACAATAGGAGATAAACAATATGGCAAGTAATATTTCAACAACAGGCTTAAATGCTGCTTATCCTGTCGCAGGACAAGATAACGATTCTCAAGGATTTAGAGATAACTTTACAAATGTAAAAACTAATCTTGAAACAGCTGCTACTGAAATTACTACATTGCAATCAACGGCTGCTAAACTAAATTCTGCTAATGATTTTAATGGTAATAATATTAGCGAAGCAAACTTTATTGCTAACACAGAAGAAGTTTATGGTCCTGTAACAAAAAACGATACAACAACTAACAGCATTAATTTTACTGATGGACATTATCAATTAATTACAGTTGATGCAAGTTCAACTGATGACACTGTTACATTAACACTTGCTGCTTGGCCTGCAACAGGTAAGTATGCAAGAATTAGAGTAGGACTTGTTAGAGGCGGAAGTACAAATCAAACTGTATCTTTTGCAGCATCAGGCGGTGGTACTGTTAAAACTGATGGGAATGCTGCGTGGACAGGCGATTCTTTAATTATTGGTGCAAACAAAACCTTTGTTGATTTCTTTACTGATGATGCAGGGCTAGTTGTATATGCTAGTTACATAGGTACATTCAGCTAAAATGTTTAATCCGTTACTGGATAATCTTTCCGAACTATCAGAAAACGAATTACTAAAAAACATAGATAGTTTGTCAAAAAAGTATTGGCAAACTAACAATCCTGACGTAAGAATGCAAATATCAGTAACATTAGATATGTTTAAAGAAGAACTTAAAACAAAAATGCGTCAAAAAGACCAAAAACAAGATGATAATGGTAATAAAGATCTTGACAATCTAATAAAAATCAACTAATATAGTAGTATGTATATGAAAGTAGATTCTCTAGGCGTTCCAAAGTTTTCTCATAAAGATCTTGTCAATATGATTTATCAAGGACATATTGATGAATGTACACAAGTACTATGTGATGAAACTGTTGACATTGATGCTTTTAATAAATTAGCACAAAGTAACGGACTGCCTACTCTATCAAAATATCAAAAACTAGATGTAAATCAACAAGAGTTTGATAGTACTTTACAGTCTGAGTGGTTTATGCCAGAAGAATATAAAAACTTAGACTTATGGAATTATTTTGAATCAATAGTACCAAAGAGTTTTCCAGAATATGCAAGAGTAAAATTAGAGCTAGAAGAGTATGAAAGACGTAATTTATTTCAATTATTAAGATTTCTTATATTCTTAGTAGCACTAATGAGAAAAGAAAATATCGTTTGGGGTGTAGGTAGAGGATCAAGCGTTGCAAGTTATATATTATACTTGATCGGCATACACAAAGTAGATAGCATCCACTTTGACCTGGACTTCAACGAGTTCATGAGATAAGTAATAACATAGGAGAAAAATATGGCTATAAAACAAACAGGTCGTAAAACTTATAAAACTATGACGGGTAAAGTTGTAGACATGGATCTTCTTCGTCAAAAAAATGAATTAACAGTTGCAGTAGGTAATGCAAAAGTTAATGCAAGAGGAGACGAATTAGGCCCTGGCGGTAAAATTATCCGTACTAGAGAACAAGTTATGCGTGAACATTACGAAAACAATCCTGGTACACCAGTTGAACACCCTGTCAAACGTAACGCTGAAGCAAACGAAGAATCTGAAGTTGTAGATGAAGAAGTAGTTGCTGAAGATGTTAAATCAGATGATGATTGGGTTGAAGACGACGACGGCAATTTTGTAAAAAAATAAGAGGATAGAATGGCAATTAACACCAATGCTATAAAAGGCAAACTAAGAGCTATTGGCAATAGGATACTTGTATCAGACATGGAGTTTGGTGAACAAGTAACACGAGGCGGAATCATTATTAGTAGTGATGACGGAAAGGCAAGGGGTGTTTACCCTCGCTGGGGCAAAGTATATGCAAAAGGCCCCGCAAACAAGGACGAGTATAAAGTTGGTGATTGGATTTTAATTACACATGGACGTTGGACACGTGGAATGTTAATTGATGATGACGGACAAGAATTTACTCTCCGAATGGTTGAAGCTGAAAGTGTGTTAGCATATTCAGATGAAAAACCAACTGACGTATCCATTGGTCAAGAATTCAGTAATGGACCTGCTGAAATTAGACCAGAATCTTTCATGAATTAAAAGGTAAAATAACATGACACCAAATCCAAATTATATCAATATGATTATTAATTTCAGTATACTTGGAGTTTTAATCTATGTAGCACTACAGGTATCTTAATATGAACCAAGTTGATTTAAACAAGTACAAAGACTTTGTACAGGAAGTAACATCGGAAGAGTCAAACGATTGGGCTTATACACAAGCTCGGTTGCATGAATTAAACGACGATGTTAATATATCCCTGTTAATGACAGGAGCCATAGGCATTGCCAGTGAAGGAGGCGAATTTGCTGAAATTGTTAAAAAATGTGTATTCCAAGGTAAACCTTTGGATGATGAAACTAAGTTTCATGCTAAACGAGAACTTGGGGACATTATGTGGTATTGGATTAATTCTTGCCGTGCTTTGGATCTTGACCCCAATGAAGTCATAGAAGAAAACGTAGAAAAATTAAAGGCTAGATATCCAGGCGGTGAATTTAATGTCCATTACTCAGAAAATCGAAAAGAAGGCGACTTATAACGATGTTACAAAAGTTTGTAGTAAATGTGGCATTGATCAATCAATAGAAAACTTTGGTCGCTCTAGTGGTGCAAAGTATCGCAGATCTGAATGCAATAGTTGCAACAGTCTTTTAAATAAGGTAAGGCGTGAATTAAAAGCTATTACTCCTCCGCCCCCTGAAAATCACACATGTCCTATATGTGAAAAAACAGCAGATCAAGTTAGAGGTGCAGGAGGCAAAAAGTCAGGTCATTGGTGCTTAGACCATGATCATAAAACTCATCAGTTCCGTGGTTGGATCTGTCATACTTGTAATAGAGCTATTGGCCAATTACAAGACGATATTAAAGTATTAGAAAATGCAATAAAATATATTGCAAAAGGAAGAGAATGAAAGTTTACATTGGCGACTATCCAAACAGATTGATCTGTCGTGTTCATACACGCTACATGGATAGCAAGTATGGCTATGTGGATTGGCCTGAACCAGAACAACAAACACGATTCCAACGTAGTCTTGAACTGTTTGAAGATGCTGTACAGAGCGTGTACAATGTGTTCAACTGGATCTGGTTTGACAGACGTAAACAAAAAGTCAAGATTCGTATTGACAGACAAGACACTTGGAGTATGGATCATACACTTGCTCCTATCATCTTGCCCATGCTTGTACAATTGAAAGCGACCAAACACGGTGCTCCTTTTGTAGACTATGAGGATGTACCAGAAGAACTGCGTCCAGAGCCAGAATGGTACGAAAAATATTCTAAGAACGGTGAAACTGATCCTGACTTCTTCAAACGTTGGGATTGGGTTATGGACGAAATGATTTATGCTTTTAACTGTAAGGCAAACAAAGATATTGATGATCAAGCCGGTGTGGAACAAGAACGTATTTCAAATGGTTTCCGTTTGTTTGGAAAGTATTTTGAAAGTTTGTGGGATTAATTATGAGTGAAGATCAAGCAAAAGAAGAATACAAAGGACAAAGATGAAAAAGATTTTAACAGACGTTGACGGTGTACTTCTAGACTGGGAAATATCATTTGACAACTGGATGACCAAACAAGGATATCAACCGGTAAACTACAGTGACTACAAACAATCAAGCAGATATGAAATTCCACAAGACCTAGCAGATGATCTTGTAAAACGTTTTAACGAAAGTGCTTGGATTGGGTATCTTCCTGTATTACGTGATGCATATAATGGTGTTCGTAAATTTGTAGATGCAGGTTATACATTTGAATGTATTACAAGTTTATCTAATGACAGATATGCAAGTGAGCTACGTTCACAAAACTTAGTAAATATTTTTGGCCACGATGCTTTTAGTAGAATTAGATGCATTGGTACAGGAGCAGACAAAGATGATATTCTTGCTGAATATGATAGCCATTTTTGGATAGAAGACAAACCTGTAAATTGTTTAGCTGGCTTAAAAGCAGATCATTTTCCAATATTAATAGATCATCATTATAACCAAGACTTTAAAAATGGGCATGTTTTTAGAGCAAAAAACTGGGACGAAATATTTGACTACGTTGAAAATAATTGATTATGTGTCAATAATTTTATTTACTCATCTTTTCTATATAGGAATTATGGGTACGTTATATGGAAACTGGATTGGTGGAATTTGGCTTTTTATAACTTGGGAGTTTTGGAAAATTTACGAACAATATCGACAAGAAAATCCTTGACATTGTGTGTATCATATGCTACAATAACATAAAATTAGGAGTACATTTTGATACACGGAACAATTGATCTTGAAACTTTAGACACTAAGCCTAGTGCGACAGTGCTTTCTTTAGGTGCTGTGAAATTCAATCCTACAAATAACAAAGAACCTTATGATGAATTATACTTAAAAATAAGTATAGACGATCAAGACCGTTTGAGCAGAAGTGTAAGCGATAGCACAATAGAATGGTGGAGTCTTCAAAAAGAAGAAATTAAAGAAGAAGCATTTGATCAAACTAACGCAATCACAGTAGATGAGGCTTTAAAGCAGATTTGTAAGTGGAGTGTTGGTATTGATACGTTTTGGGGACAAGGATATGGTTTTGACTACACCATTATGGAAGACATGTTCCGCCAAGGCGGATTACCTATTCCGTGGAACTTCTGGCAAATACGGGATTCTAGAACACTTTTTGGGTGTTGCAACCAAGATCCTCGTAAAGCAATACAAAATGACTTACATAATGCATTAGCAGATGCATACTATCAATCAAAAGCAATCCAAATTGCATACAAAGAACTAGGAGTTGAACGTTGAAAGAATTATGGGTAGAAAAGTATCGTCCTAAGACGGTAGACGGTTATGTGTTTCGAGATGAAGCACAACGTAATCAAGTAAAAACTTGGATTAAAGAAAAAACTATTCCACATTTGCTGTTTAGTGGTAATGCAGGCATTGGTAAAACTACACTTGCAAAATTACTATTCAACGAACTTGAAATACAAGAATTAGATATTCTTGAAATAAACGCATCGCGAACAAACTCAGTAGATGATGTACGTGATAAAATTGTAAACTTTGTACAAATGATTCCATTTGGGGAATTTAAGGTTGTATTATTAGATGAGGCTGACTACTTATCTCCAAACGCTCAAGCGGCGTTGCGTGGTGTTATGGAAGAGTATCATACTACTGCTCGTTTCATTCTTACTTGTAACTATCCAAATCGTGTTATTCCCGCTTTGCATAGTAGGTGTCAAGGTTTCCACATTGCTAAAATTGACCAAACTGAGTTCACAGCTCGAGTCGCTGAAATACTTATCACTGAAGGTGTTACTCCTGATTTGGATACGCTAGATACATATGTAAAAGCAACATATCCAGACTTGCGTAAATGCATTAACACAGTACAAATGAATGTACAAGACAACAGTTTGCTAAAGCCCAATGAAGGTGACACTGGCGAAGCTGATTGGAAACTTGATATGGTTGAATTGTTTAAGGCAGGCAAGATACAAGAAGCACGTAAAATGCTTTGTGGTGCGGTTCGTCCAGAAGAAATGGAAGAGATTTATCGTTGGCTGTATGACAACATTGAATTGTTCGGATCTGAAGAACAGCAAGATCAAGCAGTGCTAATTATTAAGCAAGGGTTAGTTGATCATACGCTGGTAGTTGATCCAGAGATTAACTTAGCGGCTACACTAATCCGTTTAGCAAGATTATGAAAATAAAAAAATATGAAGATTAAGAAAACACTAAAAGCGATGGGCTTGTGGAACAGCAAACAAGACCTCCGAGATCAGATATGGACTGTACTCACACTCACAGCATTGTGCATGTGTATATTGGTGTTGACTAGCGTAATAGCTTCTTAATGGCGTACTTAGTCAACGACAACTGTATCAAATGTAAACATATGGACTGTGTAGAAGTTTGTCCTGTGGATTGCTTTTTTGAAGGTGAAAACATGCTTGTGATTGATCCTGACATTTGTATCGATTGCGGAGTATGTGAACCTGAGTGCCCTGTAGACGCTATACAGTCTGAATCTGCATTTAGCCCAGAAGATGCAGTTAAATGGGAAAATTTAAATAGAGAATATTCTACACGTTGGCCTAACATTACAAAAAAACGAGAAGAAGATGTTCCTGCTGATGCAGAAAAGTGGGCACACATTCCACACAAATTTATTGATCACTTTAGTGACGAACCAGGAAAAGGCGATTAAGATTGCAAAAAGTAACACGTAACAAAAAATTTTTAAATGACTTTGTTAGAATAGATATACTAGAAGAAGAAATAGCATACTATAAAACATTAATAGAGCCCCATGACACTGGACACATACATACTACTATATCGTTTTTAGAAAATCGATTAAAACACCTAAAAGGAGAAAAAAAAGAATGGCCATTCGCCTAGTAAGTTATACAACACCAACACCTGATTTTGCAGACGAAGGAATTGAAAATGTACAAGACTTAATTGCATTTTGTGCAAGAGTAAGTAATCCTTCAGCACAGATTAATTCAGAGACAAGTGAAAAACTTATAAAATATTTAATTAAACACCAACACTGGTCGCCACTTGAGATGGTTAATGCAGTATTAGAAATAGACACTACTCGTGATATTGCACATCAAATTGTACGACATCGTAGTTTTGCTTTTCAAGAGTTTAGTCAACGATACGCTAACCCTGCTGAACAAGGAGACATGTTTGAATTCAGTGAAGCACGTTTGCAAGACGAAAAAAACAGACAAAACTCAGTAGAAGTAGATGACGAAAAACTACAACTTGATTGGCTACATGCACAGATGCGTGTTGCACATTGGGCTAAAAAAGAATACGACTGGGCATTAAAAAAAGGCATTGCTAAAGAACAAGCACGTAAGGTATTACCCGAAGGTCTTACTAAAACACGTTTATATATGAATGGTACGCTTCGTAGTTGGGTGCATTATATTGATTTACGTGGTGCTAATGGTACTCAAAAAGAGCATATGGAAATTGCTCATGCATGTGCAAAAGCTATCAGTCAAATTTTTCCTTTAATGAATGACCTATGAATTTAGTTCTCCAAGAAATTTACAATTTTTGGAATATACAAAATAGTAATATTCGCGGGGATGAATTTACAGGGTACGAACCTGTTTACGATCAGTTTGACACGTTAGACAAACCAGCATACAATAAAGATCCTGAAGGTACAGTACAAAAAGTTTTTGATCTATATAGAAGTATAAATCTTGTACCTATTGTATACTACACTGAACAAGGACTTATAAGAGCAATACGTGATTTTGCAAGTATAGGTTACAATAGTGTAAAAGACAATAAAATAAGTTTAGGTAATAACAAAGGACAACCTATATCAAGATTTATATTTACAAACATGATGACTGCTGAGCCAAAAGGACGAGGCCACAATAGTTTAAAAGATAGATTCTACGATGATAAGAAACTTAAACGTGCAATAAATCTATGTTATAGTATGCGTGAAGGTAATAAGTTATGCTATCCTACAGCCGTAAGACGTGCTTTAGAACTTGTTACAGGTGAAAATGTACAAAATTTTAAACCGCAACATGCAAGAAGTATAGTAGAACATCTATGTCCTGTACTATGGGGTAATGTATATGATTATAGTTGTGGCTACGGAGGAAGATTGCTAGGGATTGGTTCTAGCAATATGAAATACAACTATATCGGTGTTGAACCTAATACTGAAACTGTAAAATATTTAAATTATCTTAACGATTTATTAGACGAAGCAGTTGGTGTTAGAGGAACAATTATACAAGATGTTAGCGAAGATTATCAACCAACTGATATCGATTGTGCATTTAGTTCGCCGCCGTATTTTAACTTGGAGAAATATTCAGATGAAGATACACAATGTATGGTACGTTATCGCACCCTTGACGAATGGTTTAGTGGATATGCTGAGCCTACTATTGAGAACATTTATAACAGTCTTAACCACGATGGAATATTTGCTACAAACATTGCGGATTATAAAACCTACGGAAACAAAGAATACAAAGTCGTTGATGACTGGATACAAACAGCTGAAAGAATAGGTTTTAAACATCATTCAACTATAAAAATGATGTTGAATACTCGCCCTGGAGTCGGAAATGACAAACTCTCAGGGCGAGAAAAATTTGAAGGTGTTTACGTCTTTACAAAGTAATTATTCATCACCGTAAATTTGTAATACTTCTTTCACAGCATTATGTCTTTCAATGTCCCCTTGCTGAAAACGGACTATGTCCAAGTGCGAATATTGTTTATTAAATTGCGATATAAAATCAACTAAACCATTATCTTTGATTCTATCTGCTTGATTTAAATCTCCGGTTACTGCCATCATAGAGCCTTCACCAATTCTAGTTAACAACATTTTCATTTGATTCGGAGTTGCATTTTGCATCTCGTCAGCTAATATAAATGCTTTTTTAAATGTACGACCTCGCATGTATGCTAATGGTGATATTTCTATAATACCTTCAGCAATCATTCCTTGTATTTCCTTTGCTTGGAAATATTCTCTAAGTACATCAAAGATTGGTCTTGTCCAAGGCGCCATTTTTTCCTCTAGCGTACCTGGTAAATGACCAAGATCTTCATCAGCACTTACTGCTGGTCTTGTTACTACAATTCTGTCTACTTTACCTTCTTTAAACAATTTAACTGCAACTTGTACAGCTAACATAGTCTTGCCTGTTCCTGCTGGACCAATACCAAAGACAATATCTTTGCCTGGTTCAAGCAATTTTAGCATATAATGTTCTTGATTTTTGTTTCTTGGAAGTATTTGGACAATCTGTTTTTTTTGGAATTTGTTGAAATCTACAACGTTTTCAAAGTTTTGCCTATTTCTAGGCTTTCTTTTTGCACCCATTAAGTCCTCCTATATGGATTATTTGTTGTTAGGATTGCTCGTCCTACAAAAATATTTAGCAAATGACGAGCAGACAAAACTGCTAGGTTAAATGTTTAATACTGATAAATAACATAACAAGACTAGGAAAAGCCAATGCGTGACATATATGATATTATAAAAAACATAGAAGGTATATACGATAGCAATACCTCTTTTCAAGTTTTAAAGGACTTTGAGCGTGTAATCGACGAACTAGATATCTATGTCTTTGAAAATTGGAAAGATGGTGAACTACTTGACGGACCTGTAATTGACAGGCATTGGATAACATGTTCTTTTATGTGGCCTCGAAATAAGATGCCTAATCCAATGGGCGGGAAAAGACTATTAGAATATGACTGCAAAGTTACATACGCAAAAGAAAATGTTATTAAACCACGTAAAATACGTCAACCAGACGATATACGTCCTGGAACTAAAAAAGGTAAACTAGACAAAGAACCAATTTGGGTAGTTGAAATAAAAATGCCTAAAACACTGATAGCAGATATTTACACAGGTTATAGTGAAATGAAGAAATTTGAGGCTGAACCTGCACAAGAGAATCCTACAGCAGATGTAGCACCAGCTGGCGGCATGGAAACTCCAACACCAGCAGCGCCAATGCCAACTGGAGCAGAATTGCCGGCACCAACAGCTAGTGAACCAGGAGTATAGTAATGGGATTACAACAATCAGATTTAAATCATTTAGTATATAAAATTTTAGAAATAGATTCATATGCAAGTAAAATGGGCGACGATAAAGATATTGTTACTGTTGCATTTAGCGTTAAATCAAAAGAACCTGCTAAGGACCTTGTAAGTTTCTTTGAAAAAGGTTATAACTTTATATTAGATGCAGATGTTACAGCAGGTGAACAATCAGACGGTACATATAAAGTATTTGTTGAAATGGAACGTAATAAAGATGTTGCAGAAAATATATTAGAAATTGTTGAAGGATTAAAAAAACTTACTGACAATGAAGAGCTTAGATTTAGATATTATAAGAACTTTAGAAGTCATCCTATAACATTAGATAAACTCCAAGAAGAAATACCTGTCGACCCTGATCAATACGGGGTAAAAAGAAATAGTGTTAGTTTAGAAAATTTTCAAAACTTTTTTAACAAAAGTTATATTGAAAGTGTACAGATGCATGACGAAACTCTTACTATTAAAAAATCGTATGCAGATCCTTTACACTTTAAATATGTAGATTTTGATGACACAGAAAAAGTTTTAAATAGAATTAATGAAACATTTGATGTTAATAATTTTGCAGAGATTATATTTTTGTCAAAATACATAGGAGATTACAATATTTCAAAATATGGTAATAAACTTGTGTTTGATAATGCTGATAAGTCTCTAGTTTTACAACGTTTAACATAAGCATTAATAAATACAAATGACGGCTTGATGCCGCACATATAAAGGATAGCGAACATGAAATTTGAATTTACAAAAGAAATGTGTGAGGAAATATTACACGGCAATAAACATGTTGATGAATGGTATGAAGCATTACTAGAAATGCTTCCAAAATACGAAATTGATACTGTTGATAGAGCAGCCGGCTTTTTGGCTCAATGTGCTCATGAGAGTCTTAACTTTAGAGTATTAGAAGAAAACTTAAATTACAGTGCAAAAGCACTAGATGCTGTCTTTGGCAAATATTTTGCACGTGGTGGTAGAGATGCAAATGAATATGCAAGACAGCCAGAAAAAATTGCAAACGTAACATACGCAAATAGAATTGGTAACGGTGATACTGAATCAGGTGACGGTTGGCGTTTCCGTGGCAGAGGTGTTATTCAATTAACTGGTCGTGCTAACTATGCCGACTTTGGAAAAACTATTGACTTAACAGCAGAAGAAGTAATTGATTATGTTACAACAATCAAAGGTGCATTAGAAAGTGCATGTTGGTATTGGGATACAAGAAAAATTAATGCTATGGCAGACGAGCAAGACATTGTAGCAATGAGTAAAAAAGTTAACGGTGGTACTATTGGCTTAGAAGATCGTACAAAGCATTACAAACACTTCTTAGACGTACTTGGAGGTAACTTTGACCCAAAAGTAAGTTCTGCTCCTTCGGTTGGTATACTAAGAAAAGGTTCAAAAGGGCCGGGAGTAGTAGAGCTGCAAGAAGCCTTGGGTATTCCGGCTGATGGTGACTTTGGTCCTAATACTCAAAGAGTTGTAATGGAGTGGCAAGAAGAAAATGGACTAGTTGCTGATGGCATAGTTGGTCCTAAAACACTAGCTAAACTTATGGAGTAAACTTTATGTGGAAAGAACAAGTAATAGAAGTACTAGAGAGACACTTTGGTACTGACAAAGGGATCACTGAAACAAGTCATTTTATAGACGATTTAAACGGTGATGATTTTGATATTGTTGATGTTACAGATCAAGTGTGTAAAAAATTAAAAATTGATATACCTGAAGAAGAAACATTTGATATCGGAACTGTACAAGATTTATTAAACGTTGTGGAGAAACACGTTGTTTAGTAGTTTGCGTATAGCACTAATACTAGTAGTTCTTGCATCTGCTGGAGGAGGATTTTTGTATGTTAAAAAACTACAAAATGATCTCGATACTGCAAAAGCAAATATTATCAAACTTGAAGATGGCATTAATGAGCAAAAGGCTGTAATTGCACAACAACAAGAAGACTTTGAAGCCATTATAGAAGTTAGAGATGAGCTTGAAGATGTAAATAGAATGTTAGAAACTGCAAATAAAAATTTAAAAGAGAAATTTAATAAATTGAATGCGGCAGGTGATAGAAGAGATATTGGTAATTTGTCTATAACAAGACCAAAATCAATAGAAAGAATTTTAAATAAAGATGAAGTTAACGAAAGACGTTGTTTTGAAATTATACAAGGTGCAGAGTTAACTGAAGAGGAGTTAAATGCTACAAAGAAGTCACAGACAAATACTGTTTGTCCTGAACTTGCTAATCCTAACTACGTTCCTTACTAGTTGTAGTACGATTCAGCCGTTAGAAATTTTTAAGACAGAAGTAGAACGTCGACCGCTTAACTTGCCTTTGCCTGCACCAGCAGAACTTGAACAAGTTCGTTGGATTATCATCAACAGAGAAAATGCAGAAGAAGTATTTGCAGACCTAGAAAAGAAAAATATTGATCCTATTATTATAGGGTTAACTGACGAAGATTACGAAAACTTCAGAATGAATTATGCACAAATACGTGCATACATGATAAAACAAAATAAGATTATTGATGCTTACAAAGAATATTACGAAGGTGAGCAAGACCAAAAGGTTGACAATAATTAATAATTTTGTTATAATAGTTATATAACTAAAAATTTATGAAAAGAGTATATTTAGACTACGCATCAACTACACCGTGCGATCCCGAAGTTGCAGGATTAATGGCCAAATATCTCACCTTTGAGGGTGAATTTGGTAATCCTGCAAGTAGAAGTCATAGTTTTGGCTGGGAAGCTGATCAAGCAATTGATACAGCAAGAAAACAAGTATCAAACCTTATTGGTGCTGATCCAAGAGAAATTGTATTCACAAGTGGTGCTACTGAAGCAGATAACCTTGCTATTAAAGGTACAGCAGAATTTTACCAATCAAACGGCAAACATATTATTACAAGTAAAATTGAACACAAAGCGGTACTTGATCCTTGCAGAGAACTTGAACGTGATGGATTCGAAGTAACATATCTTGAACCAAATGATGATGGAATTATAACAGCAGATATGATTTCTGACGCAATTAGAGAAGATACTATACTTGTAAGTATTATGTTTATCAATAACGAACTTGGTACTATTAATGATATTGAAAACATTGGTAAACTTTGCTTTGATAAAAAAATTACGTTTCACGTTGATGCAGCACAAGCCACAGGTAAAATAGAAATTAATTTAGCAGAACTTCCTGTACATTTAATGAGTTTGTCAGCACATAAAACATATGGTCCTAAAGGTGTTGGTGCATTATATATTAGACGTAAACCACGTGCAAGAATTAGAGCACAAATGCATGGTGGTGGCCACGAAAGAGGAAATAGAAGTGGAACACTTCCTACACATCAAATTGTAGGAATGGGCGAAGCATACAGAATTGCAAAAGAAAGATTTGAAGAAGATAAAGCTCATGTAGCAATATTACATGATCGTTTATTAGAAAGGGTTAGCCAAGTTGAAGAAGTATATTTTAATGGAAGTCTTCTCCATAAAGTTAAAAACATTTTAAATATTAGTTTTAATTTTATTGAAGGCGAAAGTTTAATTATGGCTTTAGAAAATGTTGCTGTTAGTAGCGGTAGTGCATGTACAAGTGCAACACTTGAACCAAGTTATGTATTACGTGCATTAGGCAGAGCAGACGAATTAGCACATAGTAGTATACGATTTAGTTTTGGTAGGCAGACTACAATTGAAGATATTAACCAAACGGCAGATATACTACTAGATGTAGTTGAAAAATTAAGACAATTATCACCACTATGGGACATGTACCAAGACGGTGTTGACATGGAAAGGTTCAATTGGTCCGAGTACATGCATTAGGAGATTAGTATGGCATATTCAGAAGAAGTAACAAAAAGATTTAAAGGAGTTTTATCAAATCCTGATACATTCAATGTGGGGAAGTTTGATCCAGCAGATCCTAAAGTAGCAACTGGAATGACTGGTGCTCCTGCATGTGGCGATGTTATGAGACTACAACTTAAACTAGACGACGATGACAGGATTCAAGATGTAGTTTTTAAAACGTACGGTTGCGGTAGTGCTATTGCAAGTTCAACAATGTTTGTTGAAATGCTCAAAGGAAAAACTATAGACGAAGCAAGAGAAATAAAAGATAAAGATATTGCAGATGCATTAGAATTGCCTCCAATTAAAATACACTGTTCTGTACTAGCAGAAGATTCAATTAAAAAAGCTATTAATGATTGGGATAGCAAAAGAAAGATAAGAGAACACAACGGAGGACCTCGATAATGCCAGAAAAATTTAAAAAATCACAAACTGTTAGAGATAAAGCATCTGGCAAAATTAAAACACAACACTTCTATATTAAGAATACTTCATTAAGTGAACTCCAAGAGTATTTAGAAAAAAGTAGTGCCCAACCTAAAATAATTCAAAAAGTAAAGCGTGAACTTTATCGTAGAGGATAAAGAGTTATGAAAGAATTAGGAATGGTATTATTTGGATGTTTTTGCTTCAGTTTATTTTTTGTTGGCGTAGTATATCCTGATATGGAATATAAAGGTTATCCAAGCACACATAGTTGTTATGGAGAATGCTATAAAAATTATATTGCAGTAAATGGAACATTAACAGAACAAATGGAAGCAAAGGCTATATTAGCTGCAGCAGATGAATTTAGTTCTATAAAAGGACTTTGGGCAGGATGTGCAGCTTGTCATGGTACAGATGGACAAGGTGTAGCAGCATTTCCAAAGCTCGCTGGCCAATCATCAAGTTATATAACTACTGCACTTAACCAATATAGAAATAATGAAACCCGTGGGCCACAATCAGTTTTAATGTGGGGCCAAGCTGGTAATCTAACAGATCAACAAATACAAACATTAAGTAAATACATTGAACAATTATAAAGAAGCAACAGAACAAGAAATAAAAGAATGGCAAGAAGGTGATAGGACTTGGTGGGCTGAAAGAGCTTTGCACTTTGTTGCTATAGCATCAGTAGTGCAAGTAGTAATGCTTGGGCTTATGATGGTTTCTTTCTACTTTATACAACAAGGAATTTCCTTAGGAACATAATTCAATATAAAATCATATAAATAACTACATAATAACACAAGGGGTTACTATGTGGGAAATGATTGAAAGATTAGCATCTGATAGACTATGGATATACACAGCCATACTAGGTTCGCTGTTTGGTCTAGCGTTTTCTACCTACTTTAAAAGCACACGTTTTGGTCTATGGCTATATGCCAAGTTTGATTTAATCTTAGACTTTTTAGTAAACCGCTGGGGATGGACTTGGTTGCAACAACCAGAAGATGCTTGGCGTAAAAAATACCCATATGTTACAAAAAAGATCGACGAACTTGAAAGTCGTATCAACGAATTGGAGAAAAAATAGATGAAAATTGTAAGATTAGATCCTATTACTAGAGAACAAGCATTAAAAAAGATGGAAAATCCAATAAAGGTTAGATTGAAAACTAAGATACTTGGCGGGCAAAAGAAAAATGTTGAGTATAAAGAAACTGATACACATCAAATATAAGGGACTGAGATGAGTGACGATATACAAACTAAAAAAGTAAACATTGAGCTAGAAGTAGATACAAGTACAGTTGATAGTTCTAAGAATAAATATCAAGGACTTATTGATATGGCAAAAGCTGTTGATGCTTGGAGAATATTCCCAAGATTATTCTTAACTGTTTATATTGTTTTACTTTACAAATGCGTTATATGGTACATGGAATTAGCGGCTCCTACAATGGAACAAAGTGGTTTAATTAGTATTGTGGTTGGTGCTGGTGCAGCATGGTTTGGATTATACACCGGAACTAGTAAAAGAGACAAATAACCTAAATAAGTAATAGTATGGACTATTACGACATACTAGGTGTAACCCGAAACGCTTCTCAAGACGAACTTAAAAAAGCATACAAAAAACAAAGTATGAAGCATCATCCCGATAGGGGTGGTGACGAAGAACAATTTAAAAAAGTTAACGAAGCATACGCAACACTTAAAGACCCTCAAAAGAAATCTGAATATGATAATCCACAGCCTCAGTTTGGATTTAGAGGTGGCGGCCAACAGTTTCATAGTAGTCACTTAAACGCAGACATGTTTGAAGAACTTATGCGTAATTTTGGAGGCGGCAGTCCGTTCCAACAACAGCGATCTTGGAAAAATAAAGATATTAATATAAACTATAACGCAACCTTAGAAGAAGTCTTTACAGGTAAAAAAGTAAGAATTAGTTATACAATACCAAGCGGAGAGCAAAAAACATTAGATGCAGATTTACCGCCAGGGTTTGAAGAAAATGCTGTAATAAGATTTAACGGTTGGGGAGACAATACTATAAAGGAAGTCCCTCCAGGTAATTTAAACTTACGAATACTTTTAAAAAAACATGATAGATTTCAAAAAGAGGGACCAAATTTAATATGTTTAGAAAAAGTCAATACCTTGGATCTAATACTAGGTACTGAGATAATTATTAGTACATTAGATGGAAATAGCTTTTGTTTAAAAGTCCCTCCTGGTACTAATCCTGGTACAACATTTAGTATGCATGGGCAGGGATTACCAAATAGGAGAGGACATAAAGGAAACTTGTATGTTACTGTAGACGGGGCTACTCCAAAAATAACAAACGAAGAAATGTTACAAAATATTAAAAATATTAAAGATGGAACTAGTTAAAGCACCAAGTACACATTTACAAACTGTATGCCAACCGTTTGACTTTGACAGTATGGATGTTGTTCAGATATCAGGTGAAATGTGTAAGATTATGATGGACAATGACGGATTAGGATTGTCCGCTAATCAAGTTGGATTAAACTGTCAATTATTTGTAATGAGACCTTTAGAAAATAAGGAAGTTACAAAACCGTTTGCAGTTATAAATCCTATTATAAGAGAAGTTAGTGACGAAACAATTAATGGACCAGAAGGCTGTTTAAGTTATCCTTTATTATTTTTAAATATATCTAGACCTAAAAGATTGGTAGCACAGTTTCTTGACATAGAAGGCAAAGAGTGTATAATAGAGTTTACTGGCATAGATGCTAGATGCTTTGCACATGAGTATGATCATTTACAAGGTATAGAGTTTATAGAACGAGTTTCAAAACTTAAACTAGAGATGGCAAAAAAGAAACAAGACAAGTTAGCAAAAAGGTTAAAAAGACATGGTAGAACCCAATAAAGATTTACAGTTAGTATTTGATAAAGCAGTAAAAGACGCAGGCATATTAAAGCATGAATATGTCACCTTGGAACATTTACTTTTTGCTATGCTTTGTGAAGAAAAATTTAGCAACTTATTATCAGGCTTTGGCGTTGATATTCAATACATTAAAGTAAACATTGAAAAATATTTAAAAGAGAACTGTTCCGAAATTGTTATTGAGCTTGACAAATATAAGCCTAAGAAAACAGCCGCAGTAGAAAGAGTACTTAATAGATCATTCACACAAGTTTTGTTTGCAGGTAGAGCAGAAATTGGCCTAAGTGATGTATTCTTAAGTATGCTTTCAGAGAAGAAAAGCCATGCTTATTACTATTTAGAAAAAGCAGGCATTGATAAAGAGAAATTTTTGGACTATTTGCAACAAGAGGTTGAAGCAACATTTGAAGACGAAGAAATGAGTGGTGCAGCGGCAAGAGCATTAAATGCGTTTACAACAAATTTAAACACTGAAGTAGATAATAAGAAAATTGATCCAGTTATTGGCCGTTCAGAAGAACTAGAAAGCATTGCATTAGCATTAGGACGTAGACAGAAAAACAATGTATTACTTGTTGGTGAACCAGGAGTTGGTAAAACTGCAATCGCAGAAGGACTAGCATATAACATTGTAAATAAAATGGTACCTAAATTTTTAGAAGATTATAATGTATACATGTTAGACATTGGTAGTATGTTAGCAGGTAGTAAATATCGCGGAGACTTCGAAGAACGCTTTAAACTTGTACTAGCAGGCCTTAAGAAAAAAGGCAAAACTATTATGTTCATAGATGAAGCACACATGATGAATGGTGCAGGAGCAGGCGGGCAAGGTAGTTCCAATGACTTAGCAAATATGCTAAAACCTGCACTTACAAAAGGTAACTTAAAAGTTGTTGCATCAACTACTTGGGATGAATACCGTCAATACTTTGAAAAAGATCGTGCATTGATGCGTAGATTCCAAAGAGTGTCAATTGACGAACCAAGTGCATCAGTTACTAAAGATATTCTATTAGGAATTAAAAAATACTACGAAGAATTTCATAGTGTTGAAATTACCGAAGATGCTATTGACGCGGCAATTAAAACAAGTATTAAGTATCAAACAGATAAAAAATTGCCTGATAAAGCAATTGACTTATTAGACCTTGCTTGTTCAAGGTTCAATCTAAAAAAAGCAAAGAAAAAAGTTATAGGCACTAAAGAAGTACAGTTTGAACTTTCTAAAATTGTAAAAATGCCTTCAGAACAAATTATGGAAACTGAATCTAATCAACTTAAAAATTTAGATACTAATATGAAAAAAGTTGTTTACGGTCAAGACAATGCAATAGATAGTATTACAGATAAAATACTAGTCGCACAAGCAGGTCTTAAGCCTGATGATAAGCCTATTGGTTCATTTGTGTTTATGGGTCCAACTGGTTGCGGTAAAACTGAAACTGCAAAACAACTTGCACATAACTTAGGTGTTGAATTAGTACGTTTTGATATGAGTGAATATCAAGAAAAACATAGTGTTAGTAAACTAATTGGGTCTCCTCCAGGTTATGTTGGTTTTGAAGATAACAATGGTCTACTAATTACAAAACTTCAAGAAAACCCTAACTGTGTATTACTATTAGATGAAATTGAAAAGTCACATCCAGACATTTCACAAATCTTATTACAAGTTATGGACAATGGTAAAGTTACTGGGTCTAACGGTAAAGAAGCCGATGCACGTAATTGTGTACTAATACTTACAACTAACCTTGGTGCAGTTGAAGCTGATAAAAATGCTATAGGATTTAACGACGGCGAAGAAGACGAGTATGGTGATGATGAATTTAAACGTTTCTTTGCACCAGAATTTAGAAATAGATTAGATGGCGTCATTACATTCAATAGGTTAGGCAAACCTGTTATGATGAAAATTGTTGGCAAGTTCTTACTTGAACTTAAGAATATGGTCAAAGATAAAAACGTTGAAATTACTGTATCCGATGAAGCATTAGACTATCTTGTAGACAAAGGATTTAATAAAAAAATGGGTGCAAGACCTTTACAACGAGTTATTGACCAAGATATTAAACGTCCATTGTCAAAAGAGTTACTATTTGGTAAACTTAAAAATGGCGGAACTGTCAAAATTGATTTAAATAACAGTCTATTAGCACTCCAATGTGAGGAGAAAAAGATTGTTGAAGTACACAACGAATAAATTATTTTGGGACAAGTACATGTTCAAGTTTGTTTTTCGAAACGAAATTGGACACATATTTCGCAACAAAAATTTTAACTATGCAAAAAAGCAATTAGATACTCTATCTTTGCAATACAATGCTAAGTTACCAATGCAACGTTCGGATAATTCATGGCGATTTCAACTTGACCCAGTTCCTGAGTTAGATTTTTTATGTGCTAGAAAGTTATTAGGTATGTTTACTAAAAAAGTAGACTATACTTTACGCATAGAAAATCGAGAACTATCAATTTTTACAAATGATCAAAAGTTTTTACACGATTGTATTAAAAAAGTACCTGAAAAATGTAGGTCTGAATTATGGGAACCAGACAATGAATACATATCGTTTTTAAAAAATAATTCAAATACTATAATTAGTTCAACTCCTGTAGATTACAAATACAAAGTAACACTAAAAACTACTCCTGATATTAACTTTATAACCTGGGCACTAGATAATCCTGATAAAATTAAAATAGGCCAGAAGACTGCCAACTCTATTAGAAATCAAGGGTACATAAATGGGGCTTACTTTTTTGCTAAAACTTCAAAAATCTTAACACTATGCCATTTGCAGTGCGGTCATAATATTCGAAGGATAGATAAAATCGTTCATAAGAATAATATAGATAAATAACAGTATGCCAAGTAATAGTGAAACAATAATATCAAATCAAACGCATGTAGGGGATAGCACTGTACAAACCCACACAGGTGAAAAATTTAAAGGTGACGGGTACTACGGACGTAGTGACGGTTTCCATAGTGTACAATATGCTGTAACAGGGTTTCAAGGTGCAATAGATATACAAGCAACTCTTGCTATTAATCCTGTTGATGCTGACTGGTTTACTATTAGTGGAACTAATTTAACAAGCACCGACGACAGCGGACAATATAATACAGGCACACATATATTTAATTTTACAGGTAATTATGTATGGATAAGAGCTTATATTAGCAACTGGACAGACGGTACTGTGAATAGTGTATTGCTAAATCATTAAGGAACAACAATGGAAAATTTTGTAACAGTAGTAATGGAAAAACAAGAAACAAAAGCACTAGATGAGAGTGCATTTCCTCTTTACGAAACATTCAATACAGAACAAGATACAACTGTTATTGAAATACCATTACCTAGGGAATTAGACGAGTCAGAATCAAGCGACTATGCTAACAGATTAGCAGACTATCTTTTTTCTGAAGGATATGAAGACTTTGATATTTATATTGGTGGCGATGAAGAAATAGATGAAGTTACATTTGATGACGATGATGACTTTTTTGAAGAGTATGGCGTTATGTGGTACAACGAAGATGATGTTGTTGACGAAGCTGAATACAAAGGACGTAAAGTTAAACTAGGCAAGCCAATGCAAGGTGATGTCAAGAAGTTTAAGGTATATGTTAAAAATCCAAAGGGTAATGTAGTTAAAGTTAATTTTGGACACGGCGGTAGCAGTGTAAAAGGTAAAGCAATGCGTATTAGAAAAAATAATGCCGCACGTAGAAGAAGCTTCCGTGCTAGACACAACTGTGATAATCCGGGTCCAAGACATAAGGCAAGATATTGGTCTTGCAGGAAGTGGTAACATGAGAATAAAAGAACTTACAAACGAAGGAATTTTTGATTTTTTTAAAAAAGATGAAAAAGATCCTATGGAAAAGAACAGGCACTATCAAGGATGGTTAAAAATCTATTTAAAAAGTCCAGATGCTGCTGAAGCTCATCCCAAACATCAAGAGTTTTTAAAGTATTACTTGTCAACTAAAGAGGATTAAGAATATGAGAATTGTAGAATTTGCAAGTCCTTTAGAAGACAATAAATTAAATTACAATGTAGTTGACGATTGTTTAACTTACATGCGTAATGACCCTATGTTCTATCGTAAAATTTATTTTCCTACTATAAGCGAATATGCTGATAAATTACGTGCAGGAAAAAAGTTTAATGCACGAAAAACACTTATGCCAATGATAGAAAAGGCTGTACAAGGATATTGTACAAAATACGATTTACCTTTAAGTAATGAAGAATTATTTACAGAACAAGATAGAATATCTTTATTTGATCGAGTATGTTCAGAAGAAAATAATTTAATTAATAAAGGAGAATATAAATGAAATGGCAAGAGTTTAAAGAACAAGAACTTAAAACCATGGTGTTTACTTATGGGCGTTTTAATCCGCCAACAATAGGTCATAAAAAACTTATTGATCGTGTTATAGCTGTAGCACAAAAATATCAAGGAGACTATAAAGTCTACTCTGGTAAAACACAAGATCCAAAAAAAAATCCTTTAACACTACCAGAAAAAATATTTTTTCTTGAGCAACTATTTCCAGGAATTAATATAAACAAAGATGCTAGTGTACGCACACCATTTGAAGCATTAGAGTCTATTGGTAAAGATTATGATAGAGCAATACTTGTTGTAGGTAGTGATCGAATTGATGCATTTAAAGCACAAATGCAAAAGTACGTTTCTGAATTTGGATTAAAAGAATTTGATGTTATAAGTGCAGGAGAACGTGATCCTGATGCTGATGACATATCAGGCATGAGTGCAAGTAAAGCTAGACAACTTGCTGCAGACGGAGACATTGACGCATTTAAAACTGTTATTCCCGGTAACGAAAAACTTTCAACTATGTTATATAACAAGGTACGCCAAGGTATGAATGTCAACGAAGGTAAGATGAAAGATATTCTAACTAAAAAGCAAGAAAAAGATAGATTAGATAAACTTGATCAAGGAAAATTTAATTGGAGAGATGTCACTGATGTAATTTTTGACCCTAGTGATCCTTTAGACTGGGCGTTGCTTCCACTATCATTAACTGGTATAGGAGCACTAGCCAAAGTAGGTGTAACGGCAAGTAAAGGAATTAACAAAATTGCATCCTTAGCAAAAAAATATGTTAAACCAAAACCTAAACAAACAAGTTTAATAAAACCTAAACCTTTAAGTGCAGCAGATGCTAAACAAGTAGAAGTTTTATCGAAAAAATTAGAAAGTTTAGCTAAAAGATTAGAACATCAAGAACAATTAAAGTTTAGAGCAGACAGTTTACAAAGACAAATTTATTCAGCGGACAATAGAGAAGGAATGGCTTTGGCTCGTGAAATACAGGACAACATTAGAGTAATAAACAAAATAATGGAAAAAACTGTCAAAGAATTAGCCGATATTAAAAATGCGATCAAATAATGAAAATATATGAAATACGTAAAATACATGAAGTCGCAACAAGACAAGACGCTGATGGTTTAATTACAGCAATTAAAACCTTTCAATCATCAGCAGGATTAAATCCTGATGGCATAGTAGGACCAAATACTAGAGCTAAAGCTGCAGAATTAATGAAAAATCCTGAGCAGGCACAGTTAGTTACAACATTACAAACTGCAATTAAAAACTTTCAAACTACAGCAGGCATAGGTGTAGATGGTAAAGTAGGACCTGAAACTATGAAAGCTGTTAATACAGCACAAGGATTAGATCCTGTGTCAGGTAAACCTATTGCTCAACCTGCTGTAGCTAAAACTACAACACCTACAGATCCAAATGCAAAAGCTGGTATAGATGGTCCAGCTGATAGCGTAGCTAAATCTAACCAACAAGGTACTGTAGTTAAGCCTACTCAAACAGAACCAGTTGCAAAAGAACCAGTTGCAAAAGAACCAGTTGCAAAAGAACCAGTTGTAAAAGAACCAGTTGTAAAAGAGCCAGTTGCAAAAGAGCCAGTTGCAAAAGAACCTGTTGTAAAAGAACCAGTTGCAAAATCAAACACGTTTACAGTAAGCGGTAAGCAGATGACTAGACAAGAAGTAAAAACTCGTATTGAAGCACTTCTTAAAAAGAAAAATGCAACAGAAGGTTTACAATTTAAAAGTAGTATTGCAGTTATGCTTAGAGAAGCTCTTACTGCTGCAGAACAAGCAGAGCTTGATAGTTTATTAGCAGTAGTAAAAGATGATCCAGAGTTTACTACCTTAGTGAAACAAGCTACTGCTCAACCATCTAAGGATTATGGCGACAATACATATAATACTGACAGCACATACACTAAAGATGGAAAATCTGTAGACAGATCTGAATACGAAAAAACATTTGGTAAAGACAAATCAGGAAGATACAACGATTATGTAAAAATGATGCAGTCTATTGAGTCTATGCCTCGACAAGCAGAAGATGAAAAACGTAAACTAACACAATCTTGGTTAGATGACCCAGACTCTAAATACTACAAAGGTGTTCCTGTAGATACAGATGATCCGGACTATCCGCCAGAGTTTACAGCAATCGATCAAAAGTATATGAAAAAGGCCGCAGATTATAAAGAACAAGCAGACAAAATTGCCAGCGATCCTGATATTGCTAAACTAATTAAAAGTGGTGGCGATAAGTTTGACCAAGCATTAAGTGGCGATGACGATTTTTATAAAGACTCAGACAAATTTGGGGATTGGTCAAATAAAAAAAGTGATCTTAAAGCAAAAGTAGATAAACTCAAAAAGAAAGCTGGAATTAAGACTAAAGATCCTTTTGCAGACGATGACGATGACGATTTTGATAAAGCACTTGACGGTGATGACGACTACGATGGTTTAGCAGGAAACAAAAACGATACTAAAACTACTGTAACTAAGTCCGGAGGCAACACTAAAACAACAACTGTAAAAACTACAGGTGGTGGTGCAAATGTAAGATGGAGTGCAAAGTATGTAGACAATGATAAAAGTAGGAAACTGAAAGCACAAGCTAAAGAAGTTAGACGTGTAGAAATGAAAGCATGGATGGATAAATGGGATAAAGAAAATCCTGATGCTGACAAGTTTGATTTTACTGACGATCCCGAATATAAAGCATTAAAAGACAAAGCTTCAGATCTTAAAAAGCAGTCAAGAGAAGCACGTGATTTACTTTATCCAAACGGTGAAATTAAAGACGGTAAATATACTTACTACAATAAAAAAGGTAAAGAAATTAAATGGGATGGAGAAGATCATCCAGATGTTGTAAAATTAAAAGGCAAAAGTGAATCAGTACAATTAAATAGGATGAAAGTATTGGCAGGTTTAAAATGAAAGCATACGAAATTACAGAAGCAGAAGTAACACCAGGACAGACGTTACCTAAACAGATTAAAGTACTTAAAATGCCTACTCCTCCACAAGCACCTACTGGTCCAGATGGCACAGGCGAAGATGGTACACGAATTGGTACTACACCAAAAGGTAATAGAAGTGTTGCAAGTGGTGCAGGAACATATATTTTTACACCAAAAGGAAAATTAATGTTGTATATGACACCAAAGATAAGTGGATTACAACAAACACATAACATTGCTAAACAAACAGTTACAGTAAACTTTGGCACATCATCAGGCGATGCAACTATAGATCAAAAAGCAACTTATGATATGAGTGGTAAACTTATTAGCGGAGATAATACATCAATTAGAAGCGGCGGCATGGGTATGAGTGTCGACAAGGATAAGGGCAAAACTATAGACTATCGAGTGAGTGATAAGTTAAAAATATCAGCAAACAATAAAACAGGCTTTAAGGTTAACTAATGTATTCAAGTATTGATGAACTTAAGAAACTTGCTGGTGTAAACGAATTCAAAGGTTACACAGAATACCAGATCGACGAAAATCCTAGTATCACAGCTACAAAACTTAAAGCAAAAGAAAAGAAGTTAGGATTAAAACCGGGCGATGCTGAATGGTTTAAACTATGGTTTTCAAAACCATATATGACAGGCGCACCAAAGTTTAGAGGACGTAAAAAATGAACCTCCGTCAGTTATACGAATATGGAAGGATTGTACCCGGAGTTAATACTACAGCCGATGTAGGTCCTAACGAAATTACTAAACAAGCTAAAAAATTAGGTTTTAAGGTAGACAAAGACGGAAGGCCGCCTACACTATCAAAAAAGGTAAAAGGTTCAAGTACTAATGTATTGTTTAACCTAGGGATGACAGAATCGGTTGACAAACCCCATAAAGATGTGTTATACTACGATGATATGAATGAAGCCTTAGGCCAATTAAATCAAGATAGTAAAATTTATATAGATATGGACGGCGTATTAGCTGACTTTTTTGGAGAGTGGGCTAAGTTAATGAATAAAACGTCTTGGACTGATATAAAAGATATTAATCCTGCACTACAAAAAATAAGAGATACTGATGACTTTTGGTTAAATTTACCATTAACTAGTAATGCAAAAAACCTTTTATCAATAGTAAAAAAGGTAAAAGGTAGTTACACTATATTAAGCAGTCCTTTAGCAGATGATCCTAAATCAGAACCACATAAACGTGAATGGATTAAGAAAAATTTAAGTTTCTTTCCACCTGAAGATATAATTATTACAACTAATAAAGCAAAGTATGCTACGAATGGCGATGTTCCAAATATTCTTATTGATGATTATGGTGTTAACATAAATCAATGGGAATCTGCAGGCGGCATAGGATTCAAACACAAAGATCACAAATTTACGAGAACTATAAAAAATCTTAAAAAAGTAGAAACTAAAGTATATGCAAGAAAACAATTACCTCAAATAGGAGAAAAAGATCTTGCAGACCTTGATTATACATTAGAGTTTATTGATCCTAAATTATTATTTCCAGTACAAGAAGAAAGAGATTTAACTAGATTAGATAAAAAACTTACTAAGTTTAAAAGCGGCGAATTCAAACCTATTGTAATTGACGAAGATAATAACATTATTAACGGTCACCATAGATATGATGTAGCAATTATGCAACAAGTAGAATGTGTTCCTGTGTATAAAATTAAAAATAAATTACACCATCTTTTAGAAGCAAATCATTTTAAAAATCCAAAAAATACTTTCTTAACAAAAGCAGATACAGCATATGATTTTTTAAGAGTAGGTAAAACTATTTCTAATCTAAAAGCAGTGCCTAAAGGTGCAAACAGAGATGAACCAGATGTAATGGTTGTTCCTTTTGGTGGCAAAAAAGAAAAGAAACATCTCAAAAAACATTTAAGTCGTGTAGGTTATAAAACACAAGATGCTGACAAAACCGGTGATGACGCACATGTAGACGAAAATTTGAGACCAATAGCTAAACCTATGACTGTAGAAATTTTTAAAGAAAAAGCTGACTTATATATAAAAGGATTGATTGGCGGATTTCCAAAAGAAGAAATGAAACAAAAATTAAACACTTTGTTAAGGAAAGCTATAAAGTCAGGTAACATGTCTCAGCAAGAAGGCGTCAACTATATAAAAAACCGCATTAAAGAATATTTAGATTTTGTGAAAAAAAATCCAGGACAACCTTTGCCGGAGCGTGAACTTACTAAAGGTGAAGAAAACAAAAAAGAAAAATACGTCAAAGGTATGAAGAAGAATAAGAATGACTTCAAAGACCGTTATGGTAAAGATGCTGAAGCAGTAATGTACGCAACAGCAACTAAAATGGCTAAAGAAGCTGTACGCAGTGGTAAGTACACACCAGACCAGATAATAGAAATACTAGAAAACTTTGCAGACGGTAAAAAAAAGGGTAAAAGCAGACCAGGGCGTGTAAAACGTTCAGGTGCAAGTTGTAGCGGCAGTGTTACAGAGCTAAGAGCAAAAGCAAAAAAAGCCAGCGGTGAACGTGCTAAAATGTATCACTGGTGTGCTAACATGAAAAGTGGGAGATCATAATGAAGATTTTTGAGATAACAGAATCAAAAGACACGCATTGTTCAGACAAGTGTTGCGGGGCAGATGTTAAAAGAGAAGATTGCAAATGTTCTCCAACTTGTAAGCATTGTAACTGCAATGCAGTTGAGGAATCAGCATCAGCTGGTTCAACTAGTGCAGGAGCAATAGCTAGTGTAGCAAATCCTGTTACAGCTCATGCTAAGGTTACTAAAAA